TAGCATCATTAGCTGGGTGGTCGAGAGCACCAACTAACGAACGGTCACCAATCTTCTCTTGGATAGCTTGAACTTGTGCTTCAAGAATCTTACGAGGGTAGATTCTACCGTTGTTGTTCTGCTCATCGCATTGCTGGAACTTGCCTCGCAGACGAAGACGGGAATTACCTTCAGTGCCTTCCTTAATAACTTTAACTTGTTCTAAAACATTACACTCAACGAGTAACATAATAACTCCTATTTTTGTTTACGAGACCAGTATTTCTTGCTCTTGAATTTACCGGTCGATTGCTTACCATGCCGTACTAATGTCCGCACAGCATATTTTTTCACATCTGAAAACTTAGAGGGGATACTACCTGGGGAAAATCCCTTAGCTACACGACCTCCAACTTCTTGTTCATCGTCCTTGCCCCACTTACGCTTAGTGATAACATAAAGACGATTTGAGTTCTTAGTAGAGAATATTTGACCCACGTAGCCCTTCTTCAAGGCAGTTGTAATGGAATCATAAACCTTAACACGGGACTTGGAAGCCTTGGTTTTAGCTCCACTTTTTTTCATTTTGGACCTACCTTCGGCAGAGCCTTGAGCTTTGCTAGCCCTGGTTTCTTTTATTACCCCTACGAGATCCATTTTTTTTCTTCCTTGTAGAATAGCCAGTGCCAAGACCACCCACGGTACTTATTTCTTGCATAACTTCTTTAGCTTCCTTTAGAAGTTGTTTTAAATTCTCAACGAGAGACTCTAATCTTTCTTTTAAGATTGTAGCCTCAGTAATAGGTTCAAACACAGGCATCATCGCCTGCTTCTTCTCAGGATCTGAAGACTCTGTGAGAGCATTGTTGAAACCTACTATTTGATCTACAAAGGCGTCGGGCACAACTACGGCTTTGAGACCATCATCAACAATACGATCTGATCCAACAGCTACAACCTCCTTCACAGGGGGCGTAGTGCTAAGAATGCCCTCTGTGAGGGCTAATAAGTCTTTCGTAGAGGAGCCCATGCTGGCTTACTCCTCTTCGTATTCTTCCTCAAAGTCCTCGTCGTCGAACTCTTCTTCCGACTCCTCCAGGTATTCACCTTCCATTTCGAGGGCTTCGTTGATTGTGCCAAGAATAAAGTTAACACACTCTTGCATGTTTTCTTCTGGGATCGGATCATCTAACTCCGACTCACAAAGAGGGCAAACGTGCTCTTCAGTTTGAGCTTCTTCAACAACCTCAACTTCCTGAGACTCTTTCAGACCCGTGTTCAAGGCAAGTTGGTTGGCGGCAAGGATCTTGCCAACAAAATCATCATCAACATTAATGTAACGCATAATAAACTCCTGTATGTATATGTATCTAGTTTATGTAATTAAAAGCAATAAAATTATATATTGAACTTCGTGACGTTCTTCCTGTCCTGGGTCGTCACAATAGTTTTAGAATCTTCTGCAATAATACGAGACGAATTGTCCGACCCGTTCTCAATATTTTCAATCTGTATGCCTCCGCGTAGACCGTTGGCGATATCTAAAATAAGCTCTTTGGATGAATCATAGAACATCTCCCCTAATCTCGTAATAGGCATTCTGCTGAAAACATCATACCATGTTATAGACGTTGCATTATATGTGGAGGAGAGATAGTCTACCACCTCCCTCAACATGTAAGCCGTACCATAAGCGGATAAAGGTGTCGAGCCGGATGTGTAAGTAGACGCGCTAGCAGAGTAAAAAGTATCTATGAAATCAAGCTCAGAATATTGATAACCTATATTTTGATCGTCCGCCGACTCACCTATACCTACTCGACCTACTCCGTCCTGAAGTTTTAAACTATATGCTCTAAACATCGGAGCAGGCTTACTGTCTATAGTAGCGTCTGGGGCAGGAAGAACAGATAAGGTCCTAACATGCGTGTCTCCGTAACTGACGAGTTTAGAACTTCCGTTGAACGGATTATACTTACCTCCTGCCACAGGAGATACTACAAAGCTGAACGGAATATTTCTAACAAACCGAGACCCAATACCAGAGAACCCATTATCATTGAATCCTTTCATGGTGAAGTCATTCAACGAAGCTACAAAAGAAGAAGTATCTAAAATATATCTGTATAAGGGATCTCGATAATCAACACATAACATCACAGTGTTAAGTGCGTTATTATTCATATGGACTTGTATGTCCGAGCTAGCCGTTAGTCTTGAATATGTTGCGCTGTAGTTCTCTACTAAAGAATCACTAAAGTAATCACCAACAACTGAGCTTAAGTTGATAGCAAAGAATAAAGGTTGAATACTATCAGCACCTGAATCACCCACAACAAACTCATGTTTATTCTCTGCGGATGACGCAGAGATCTTAATAGCTGGATCAATGTCTAGCATCTCTAAAACTTTTACTCGCACAGGAGCAGGCGCATAGTAAGCATCAGTGATGATATTGTTAGTCTGAACCGCGACTCCTTGAGAGTTTAAATCGGTAGCGTCTATGTAGTAGCCTCCACCGTTACCTATGTTGAGCTTGTCGGGAGCACCTATGCTCGGAACAGTTATTTGATCTAACGCTGTAATCTTATCAACTTGAAATCCTTCATTAGGTACGCTAAGTTCCTTAAGAGTTCCATCAAGAGTTGTAACATTTACACCCATATTCAAATCCTCATTTAGAGGACGCATTCTATTTATTTGAAAGTTTCTCCAATTTGAAGATTTGTTATTTTGAAAGGTGTATAAGTTATTAATCAAGTAACTGATGGCTAATCTATCTGCATACTCTTGCTCATTAGGCTTTTGTAAGACATCGAACTTATCCGAAAACTGACTCTCAGCAATTTGAATGTAGTAATCTACATCAAACTCATCCAAGGTGCCTTCTAAGATATGCTTCCTTACAACGTTTAAAAACGTAGAGACTCCAACCGGCCTACCCCCTACGTGTCGAATATACTCAAAAGCATTTACGAGCCTAGGGCTTAAACTCCTTAGTATGTTTTCATCAGATAAGTTTTGAAGAGTGCTCTCTCTCCAAGAATCAGTGCCTTCTCGATTACTAAGTAGCTCCGCAATATCAAGGGTTATTTCTCTGTTTAATGCTTTTGAGTTGTAGTTGTTAGGGACAAGTTCAGTGCCTTCTTCCGACTCAGACTTGAAGAAATTAAAGTCTGGATCAAATAAGGTGGGTTGAACAATGCTTCTGTTAATATCTCTAAAATCTTCCTCTTGCACTAGCTCCTCAGCGGTTATAACCCTAGCATTCATAGCTTGCTGGTTCTCAGTTATTTTCTTAGACTCACTATCAGCTTTAACGGATAATGAAGGGGTTGCAGGTTGCGAAACTTGTATAGACGGAGCGGGCTCTATAGGATCTCTTGATGTCAGGGGTCTAATAAGGGATGGTTCAGAAGGTAAACCTGTAGTTGGTCCTTGGCCCTGGCCTCCTGTGGTTTGAGGAGGGCATGGTAAATTAGTAGAAGCGAAGGTAGGACAGGAAGACAAACACTGATTTATAGTTGTGTAGACACAAGCAGGATCAGTAACCACTACGCCATTAGATGAAACAAAATTAGGACTACAGGGGACACAAGACTGCACAACCCCTGTAATAGTTGCTTGGTTTAGTGGTAAGTTTTGTTGACCTGGGCAAACAGAAACACTATCTGCTTGGCATTTATAAAACCCACCAGTTTGAGGGCCTTGAGCCGCAGGTAAAGGCGCTGGAACACCTGGGATTGTAGGTGGTGGTGCAGTCGGACCTCTAACAGGACCTCCTGTGATTGGACCTCTAGACGGGCCTCCTGCACCTCCCCCTGGGTCTGCCGGTGGGGGCGGTGGCGCAGGTCCTGCCGGTGCCGGAAATCCAGGTCCAGGCCCTGTCGGTGTAGGTATAGGCTTTGGTTGAGAAGGTATGAAGGGAGGGTCAGGAGGATCAGGAGGTGATGGAGTTACAATAACTGGAGATAATGGAGGCTCGCTTCCTCCCCCACCTGGACCTTGAGTTCCAGGCAGGAAGCCTCTACCGCAAGGATAAACAGTCGGATCGCCAGTTACAACCATGTGCCATATTATCTACAAGTAATAGTAGGATCGTTTGTTCTCATCTTAGCCCCGTTAGAACCAAAAGACTCCTGAATCATATTACCATCAATGCCAACAACTTCCCATTGAACCGATGGGTAAACTAAGGGGACAACGGGGTTAAGGTAGGATGGTTGTGTGTATCTGGAATCAGTTGGCTCAATTTCTTCTAAGCTGATCCCGCTCCGAATCGTATTTAAACGACTATCGAAAGCCGCTCTTCGGGGTTCCGGCTGTGCGTTATTAGAATAACCGGCGGCATCACATCCATAAGTACCCCAGGGGCCACCACCGATTAACTGCATTTGTGGCTGGGCGAACCCTGCCCATAGTTCTGCGTTATTTCTACTTGCCCAGGGCTTTATATTACCATAATCCAATTCTGTCCCCGCCCACGCTACGCATATAACGAAGTAATCTTTGTACTTTTGAACCCAAATACCGTTGCTTGCACGAACATTATTTTCTATCGCCGCTCGCGTATCGCATAATGGAATGCAGTGTAAAAGTTTAGCATTTACATGATAATCATTAACCCAAGGAGTATTATCAAGATTTAACTTTATCCTTTTCCTTACAAAGTTAATTTGGACATTTCTATTATTGCCATTTGCAAAGGCTGGGTTTACCGTAAGTTCACCCCTAGGCCCTAAAGGTATGAGGCCATTGTTGTCACCCCACCCATACATGGCAAATCTATCAAATCCGTAAGTATCTCTAATATTCTCTATGTTTTTATTTTGGCCGTCGTCAAGATTCGTTATCCAAGGAGGCATATACTTGGCATGACCGCCCGCTCCTCCATACTCTCCCATACCAGGAAGTCCGACGTTAATGTGATCACAAACACGATCACCTGTATATTCACCCTCGTTATACCAAAGGGCTTTATCCCAATCAGGAAAATAAGGAATAGAGCCTGCTGGATATCCGAATTCAGATTCAATTAAGTCTACAAACTGATTCATGGTGGCATTAGTAATACCACCCGCTGTAGAAGTTTTAGCGTGTTTTATTAAAGCCCCTTCAGGACCCCAATAACCACCACAAATATTACCAGCGGCAATGACTCTAGTGCCGTTAGATGTGCCTGCTGTAGCAGCTACAGTGGGCGCGGGCGTAGAACTGCCCATAGAATCAATTCTGTTTCTAAGATCGCTGTAGACCTCCTTACGAACTTTCTCTAACTGAGCCTCAGTAACGACAGGGTTAGCTATAGATACTTGAGGGGTAGCCGCAGCAATACCCGCTCTTTCATTGTAAGCTAATTCAGAGGTTCTAAAGAAGGGTCTAATATCAATGATGTCTTCATTAGTGATTAGATCCGCAATAGGACCACCTGGGGTTTGAACTCTAATGTAAGCAATCGGAAGAATAGATTGACCGATCAAAGGGAAAGCGTTAGTCTCAAGGTTCTCAGAAAGAACCGGAGCCAAGTTCATCAGATCGTCAGGCGACGGGAAAGAGCCCCGTATGACACCGGCAGATGTCGTGAACCCGTTGTTTGTGCCATTCTCATCGCCAGGGTGAGCCAACATAATCGGTACACCATTAAGATCTTGAAGATCTACCCTATCATCAGCATTATTATTGTTTGTGGATGTTTGCCTCGATATACCAACACCAGCGCCCTTAAGAATGCCAAGAGTAGGTTGAGTAAGTCGAGTCGGATTTCCATTAGAATCAAACTTAGGGATTGTAGTAGACTCTTCATCGACAGCTTTAGAGTAAATGAATAGAAGGTCGATTCTCTGATTAGCATTCAAAGGGTTCTGATTGCCATCAGCATCTACGTAAAAGAAATCAGCGGAATCAAAGTCTGGAATAGTGATCTCTAATTCTTCTGCAACATCCACAACAGAGGTTCTAATCGCTCCACGCCATCTTTTGATAAACTCAGATTCGATCCGACCTTGCTGACTACCAGAAGGTCTCTCACCAAGAGTGTAAACGTTCCTGATAAGAGTTAAATCCCTAGTGGTATCAACTGTGTTATACTTCAGTATAGCGCCAATGTAATTTGGGTATAATGGCCTGTCATCGGGACCGAAATCTCCATCAAGCTGACTGTAACCGGGAGCACTAACGTTTAATAGGTCAGGACCATTACGGTGGCTTATCCCATCCCCATCATCAAACGGAAACACAAACGCTCTTTCAGCAAGGCCATTCATGTTCAAAGCATCGCCCTGAAGTCCGTTTTGGAACTCAGCGAGAACTGCGGAAACAGATCCAATGTTTGTCTGAACTCTCCAGGTGTTAAGGTCAGAGATAGTTCCGTCATTATTTACTGTATTGCTGAATCCAGTAATCTGTTCAATGACCTGCAAAGGTGTAAGATCATAAGCATTGTTGATTCTGGCAGTATACTTACCCGGCTTAACTTTAACCTTACGGTCGTTACCTGTGGCATAGGGTTTTAACTCAGAGAACCCAGATCTGTCAATTTCTATCTCCTTCTTATTGTTTTGACGACTAATAATACCATCAACTTGATCTTTTAAGAACCTCTGAGATTCTTCCAATTGCTTGATTGGAATATTGTCAACTTCAAAGTAATAAGGATCATTAGCCTTAAAGTGCCTAACAGGATTCACGAAAGTGTAAGCCGTGTCGTAGTATCTAATTTCATTAACCATTAGTTATCCTTCTTAAGATCAAAGTTATTTATGGACGCAACACCCTTGCCGTAATCATAATCACTATAAGAGTCTCCACCAAAATCTTTAACTCCATAATAGCCCTGAACAATCTTTGCTAATCCAGACTTACCAACGGTATTATGTTTTGCATTTGCGAAGGTATTGAGCGCAGAGTCGTCAAGAACCGCTCTGGTGGAGTTTGGGTTAGCTAACATCGAAGATGCGTAGTAGAAGCCAGAAGTTTGAACATTGCCATTAGCATCTCTTGTGAGGATACTAATGTGGTTAGACGATGCTCCAAAGAGTGAATCAACTGTTGAAGCTATGAGGTTGCCAGAGAAGTTATAACCTTGAGCGAATACTTGTCTAGCCCACCCGTCAAGATCATTATTAGCATCATTTGCAACCATGAAATTTGTAACAGGATCAACCGAGAAGTATAACCTAAATGCTCCAAAGTTCTCACCACTGGCAGACCTTCCAAAAGGATTATCCTCAGACTTCCCGTAGTAATCTAGGACCGACAAGCTGCTAGTGTCGGGTGTCGATATAGGTGCCGCTGAGACGCCCCACGAACCAGAAGGCCCATGGTAACCGCTATCTCTAGGGTGAACACCACTCACAGAGATGTAAGAAGCTTTAAGCAACGACTCATCAGCGATATTCCAGATGAATAATCTAGAGCAGTCAGGACCTTCTAAGGGAGCAGTGCCATCAATATCGTAAATAACTGAAGATGTTGTGGGCCAAGTTGCCGGGAAGTGAACATTGTTAGTTTGCACTAAACTGTTCTCAACAGCCCTAAGGCACATACCTCCAGTAGATATATCGGATATTGCATTATTCATATCATGAAGATATCTACGAGCAACAGTAGCAACAGTAGGTGACATGCTTACAAAAGTGTATTTACTATTACCTGTCGGCAAAGTGGGGTTATCAACCACAGCAGTTGCATCGATATTTGCATTCGGATAGAATTGAACAAACCCTGCGCTGGCATAATTATCCATAGCGGATAACTCATAATCTTCATTCAGAATAACGGAGCTTCCGTAAGAGCCTCTAGTCCACTTGTTCTGATAGTCACCCACGTTTTCTATTAAGATATTAGAGTTCCTATTCGCCACCAGACAAGCTCTTGTAGAGTGAAGCTCAACCATGGTGTGGTTGTTGGGGTTTGAAAGATCAAAAGAAGACACGAGAAGATTCCCGCTGTCGGTTTGTAAAGGTGTTATCTCAATGTTGGAGTTGTTTTCAGCAAGAGCGTTGACCCCAAAATTGACAGAAACTGTTGGACCTTGAATTTTGATAGTAGATCCATTATTAGCATAAAGTCCAGCAAGGTTTGTATTGTTACCTCTAGAGTGAGGACCTTTAAATACGTTTGCGTAATTCTCGGAACCCCGTAAGTATAACGTAGAGTTATCTTCAACACGAGCACCTAAACCGTATTGAGCTAAACCGTTAGTAACACCAGAAGTTGCGTCTTCTCTATTAATGTGAGCATGGATTAAATCAGCAGTAGAGTCTTTTAACTGTATAGAAGGTAATATGTCAGTGGCGTCTTGACCTCTTCCGAAGCAGCCACTAGTGTAAACCATGCTGAATAAACTAGGCATCGAGCTTGTGTATAAAGGCTCAACTACTGAGTTATCACAAACTATATCTTGCCCATTCTTAATACAGGCGATCTGTGATTCGTAGAAGTTTTCAACTGAGGTCACCGTGCTTTGAAGAATACTAGCATACAGGTTGTTGTTGTATGTTAACTTTGAGTTAAGTAAGTTCAGTCCTGTAGATTGGTTGAATCTAGCTGCTAAACTATCAATCTTAACATCAGAGTTAGTGGAGTCTAAACCAAAATAATTACCATCAAGAAGAACTCTACCATCATAATCTAATACACTATTCTCAAGCTTAATACCTGCCTCTGTGTTGAGTTCAGAGAATATTTGAGTAGCATCAAACCATCTGGCATTTGCTCCGCCTGTAGCAACTCCGTTAAGTTCTGTTCTTCCACCTGTGATCAAGGAGTTGACAGCGTGAATACCTATATCATTCCTAGAGAAACAGGTTAATGACTCCTGAGAAGGGAGAGCTATTGAACTCCCAGGAAGAGTGACTCGTAAAAGTAATAAGTGACCATTGTATTCACTCACATTGGCAGAAGCCTCTAACGACTTTTCAATGTCTCTATCATAAGTAGATTTAAAGTTGATCTTAGAGTTTTCTGCAAAAATACCAGCACCGTAAGAACTTTGAGTATCGTAAGATAAAGTCTTGCTTTCGAAAGGAACGCCGGTTCTTACAGAATTAATAACTTCGTAGTTTCGGTATGCAACTATACCTCTTAAAATATTAACTTCAGAGTTGTTAGCGTATAATCCAGCCTTGTTGCACCTAGACACAGAACAACGCTCCAGGTTGACCTGGGAGTTGGTGATTTCTATACCACGGTCAGTTGTGTGCTGACCGTCAATATTGAAGTTTCTTATATAAACAGGACCGTTGCATTCATTTACCTTAATGTAATCTAAGCTGTTAAAGTAAGAAAACGACATGGCTCCATATGCAGGATCCTCATCGTCTGTACCATTACCCCACTTCTCTTCAAGGTTCGTCAACAAATTAGTGGTGCTTACATCATAAACAGAATCACTATTATTCTTTTCAAAAGGTTCAAAAGATAATCCACTAATAGTTCCACTTATTTCAGTGGCAGACTTGTCCCAAGGATCAATAGTACTACTAAGGCCAACCGACAATCTATTATTTACTTGATCACTTCCTCTCTTAACAAAGACGTATGGGTTTGCGAATCTAACATCTTGCACCCAATCCCCGGCTGTGGTCCCCGAGGCCACTCGTATCTTATTACCATTCTCTTGCCTTGTGTAAGCATACGATAAAACGTGATCAGTTGCAGGGTTAGGTCCTGCTAAGTTATTCTTTAAGTAGGCTTCAGCAAGCGTCCCAGCAATCCTGATTGAAGAGGCTAAATTGTAGTCGGAAAAAGAACTATCGTATTGAAGTTTATTATACTGATCTCTCGTTGTGTCTAAGCTTCGAGGATATGCGAAGGCACTGTTTCTGTTGATAATCTCTAAAGCACCGTTAGGACCAAACGCTTTATTAGAAAGGTTTAACCCGCCTAAATTACCAAAACTAGCAACCTCAATTAATATCGGACAATTGATAACTTCTGGGAGAGCATCAATGCAAGCACTTAACGTAGTGAAGTAAAGAGGATTGCACGACGATGTAGCATCAGCAGACACGATAAACGACATACCCGTAAGGGCAGATGTTGGGTGTCCGAACTTCTCCCACAGAAGGTGAGTACGCTCGTCTAAATCGTGGAGAGGTAAGTTATCTTGTTCCCAATTGTAAAAGGAACTAGCATCATACTTAGTAACCTTATCAGTCCAGCAGGCTAAAAGGTTATTAGATCCACCTGATACATATACGTCGCTTGGGTTTAACATATTATCCGAATGATATTGTCCATCTAAACACTAGAGCAAAGTCGTCTGTTTTCCTAATGTTACTAAAGTATCTATATGCTGCTAAAACTGAAGTCTCTGTAGCATTAGCTTTTGGATTCTTAATAAACAATCCAATTTCATTTAGGCTTGCATCTGACCCATCTCTTGTTAAATTATTACAAGAGTCTTCGTCAATGAATATAGTATACCTAACCGTGCGGTCATCTATTTTGGTGACCTTGTTAAAAGGTATTTTAGCATACCACTCACCAGTTGTAGTAGCTATATCATTGGCCCAGCGATAACCCGAAACAACTTCCAAGTTACTATCTGCTGTCCCAATGTATTCATTCTGGGATGAGAGCGCACCCGATAAGTCTGTAGTGCTGCTCACCTGGAGAGCCGTGCCGCCACTAACCCCAAGCTTCACCCTATCAACTTGGTAATCAGTAATTACATCAGATCCGACCCTACCATATAAGTGAGCTAAAGCCCAACCGAAGCCAGATACAATGACGTTGTCTTCATCATAAACAAGCTCCTCCTGACCATCAACGACCTTGTGAACCGTTAAGTGTCCTTTTATACCTAATTGACTTGTCAGTGGTTTAATCATTTGAAATCAAAACTTAATGAAATTACTACATTATTAGCGTTAAGCCCAAGACTTAACCCTGGGAAAGTTAAGTAGTCTCGATGGTATAATATATCATCTAATAGCGTAGCTTTGGCAACTAATTTATACTTTCTGTTATTATTTAGAGCATCCCAACTATATGGAGGTGTTAATCCTGATGCTAACATGTCTTTTAGATCCAGACAGTAAACTCCTATATGTTTTACACCGCCAAAAGCAGCCAGAGTTACAGCGTCACCCCTAAGCAATCGAGCATCTAACTTTAAGGACCCGTCAGAAACTTGATATGAAGTTCCAGATAAAAGAACAGCACCGTTAGAGTATTCAGGCGTTCCTCCGTAATCAGACACAGAAGATGGGCTGACTGTGAGATACCCATTCTCATCCATCAATTGATTATTATTAAAGAAACTGCTTACGTAGCCACTATAGATGAATGAGCTATTCTTATCGTAGAATCTAAATGCATAATCTTCAGCGCCTGCTGAAGGTACAAACCCACCTACAACATTCCATATAGAGCTAAGATCAGAGTTTATACCAGCGTTAGGGTAATGTCCTAAATCAGGTAATGAACTAGCGTATTGATATGTGTACAAGTTAGTAGAGGACGTTGAACCTCGTTCTAACCTTAAATCCTCAACTGAAGGATCATTAGGGACTGAATTATAGGTAGCTGAATATTGCAGATAGGTTGCCGATGTAACATATGAAGACGCTCCATTTGCAGCATTAGATCCTAAATTAATTATGGTTAGATAACCTGAGTTGTAAGAGCTAGCTCCTGAAGCAGAATCGCCATTTACATAATGAGTGCTGGATATTGAGTGAGAGTGTCGAGTGAATCCTTCAGCATCCTTACCGAACGTGACGGCTTGGAAAGTGAAGTTTGAAGCATCAAGGATTGAACTGGCAGAAGGAATATCTGCCAATGCAGGATTGACAGTCATTACGTCCGTTAAAACTTCTCCGAAACCTCTAACAATCATTATACTGGAATCCTAACTAAAGTTTTGTAAGCATCCCCGGTCCCATAAGCAACTTCAATTAGCCCATCAGGGAATCTGTATTCAATCCTAGAGCCACCCTCAGACTCCATTATAGTCTCCGTCTTAGCTTTATCTCGGCTTGCATATGCTGTCGCAGCGTTCTTTCCTGCTATGTCATTGAAGTGCTTAAATATATCAAAAAGATCTTGCTTAGTAAGCTCTAAGCGATATTCTAAACAACCTCTCTTGAGATCATCTAAAACACATAAAGGATCACTCTTAGTACCCGCAGCAAAGATTTCAGAAAGCCTCTTCATCGTCAAGTCTTGAACTTCAATATTTTCAAGAAGCATAAACTCATCAGGTTGAGCCCCGTTAGACATAAAAACTTCAATCACGTAGTTTTGATTTAATCTGTGTAATTGCTGGTAGTCGTTTTGATAATCTATAGGCAATCTAAGATCTCTATTCCTAGTATTAAAGAATACGCTAAAGTCATCCACATCTTCCTCAGATAAACCTATAACCGGAGAAGTTCTTGTCACTGCTTGATCTAAACATGCATACTGTGAATTACTAGATTGAGGATCATGGGATCTAGAAGCTACACTCTTAACGTGAGCATACTTATTGATCATATCAGATCGACTGATTAATTGATCGTGCTGAACCCAATCCCCTGCCGGGTTAAAGCTCCACATCTTACCGTCTTCTGGCTTAGTGTGAATCCAGATACCCATGCTTCTACCACCTAGGGTAGTACCATCATCCCTACTTATGATACCGCTTATACTAACTCTGAACTCATGTTCAGGCGATAAGAAGTTGTTAGCTATGGGGTGAGTCGATTTTGCTGCGTATTTGGACAGGTCAAACCTCACTCTCGTCGCTGCGTTTACGCCAGCCCTCATTAAGATTACTGTATTGTCGTATAAGAATGAGTCTTCGTAAGAAGCTCGCTCAGACTCTGGGATTCTCATGATTGAGAAAGAACTATCGGCCTCTGTACCTGAGGTAAGAACTAACTCAACCGCATCAACAATACCAGAAGAAACTCTTTCAGGAGTTCCAAGATACATGCTGGTTGCATCTGAAGCTGTATATGAACCTGTGCCGGTAAATGGAGCACTCTCCACAGTGATTCTATCTGGGCTTGCAAATGACGAAGCCACTAAACTAGTAACCGAACCTAACTCCTCAAAATCGTGGTTATACAGAAGAGGGCCGAAGGTGTGAGAGAAAAGATTTGCGCCATCTTGTTTCTGGACATCGGAGCTTAACCTATGCCATTTAAAGTTCTCTTGGTATATGCGGTATAACCTATGAAGGTCTCTACCAAACTCAAACCTGTAATAATCATCAATCGTTGCTGGGAATGTATATCCTTCCCTGTTTTCATTTGTAGAGCTAGCAGTGTAGGACCGATACTCTCCTTGAATTAATGCAGAAACTCTTTCTAATTCAGATGTGAGATCAGCGATATAATCAAAGTCTGGCTCTTCTAAGCTTTCAGCAGTTCGTAAAGCGTCAGTCAGTGAATTGAAATAAGCTTCGTTTGCAGATGTAGCAGCAGTTACTTCAACTTCGCTTTTCAACCCTTTCTTACCCTCTTCAATACGGTGCATGGTTGCGTATATACCAGGAAGTTGACCCCTATCAATAGCATACTTAGAATTGAATGCTTCAACATATCTTGCAATATTGAAAGATCTAGCCAATGTTGGAACAATGGTAGAACTCATACTAGTCATCTTAATTTCCAGCGTTTGCCAGAAACTGTCCCCCTCAGCGATTGGCCCGTATGCAGAGGTGTTTGTGTAACGACTATCTATGGACTTGAAACTATCTCCAGTCTCACCTATGTGCGAGCTTGCACCATAATGAGACCAATATTTTGGATTTACTGGTGTGGTTCCATTGTCCGCGTATTGAGGATTTCTATTAAGAATTCTTTGAGGATAGCTAAACTTAATACCATCCTCGGTGTATAGTGACAGGTTGTGTGTTGCGATATCTAATGCCACTAGGTAAGGGTCATACGTTAAGCCTGCCGCTCCTGCCATCACAGAGTATACGTTAGAGTTAGTACATTTAAGGATTTGAGGTTGATTAATGTAATTACCTCCGTAGCCTCTAAAGTTAGGAGGGTAGACATCTGCCGCGCTAGCTGCGGCTGAGAATGACTGAGACCATGAACCATTGTAATAACATTTAAAGTCTGCCACTTCTCTATCTCTGGCTGCATTAATGACCGACGAGTAGGGTGCTCTAGCTACGGATAAAGAGTTTGCAGTAGAGTCTATGTTATTTTTAAACCTATCAAAATAAACATAAAGATAGTTTTCCCCTGTATCAGGATCAGCGCGTTTAATTATGGCAGTATTTGGAGGACCCATGATGGCCCCTGAAGCCGTGTAGTTATCGTTCGGTATGTTATTGAAAGGGAGCGTAACTAAGTATCCGCAGTCAGAAAAACTTAAACCTTGATCATCCGACACAAGAAGTCTAGCTGCTCTCTTATGCCTTTGTTCTCTAATAAAGTTTCTAGGGCCGTTACATTCTGAAGGCACGCTGTTAGAAGATGCCGGTCCTGCTCTACCCCAGTTGCCCTCTTCAACATACAATCCGATCAGGAGTAAATCTTCATCAGAATCATAGTGGACTGTTTGAGGGTGAGCCAATCGAATGCCCGAGTTTTCGTAACCAGAAGGCCCCCCATAATTAGCAACCGATGAGAATACTATTGAAGAAAGGAAATTTCCAGCATTATCCTCAACAGCTTGTGAAAAACTAGAACCATTCAAGTCATTACTGAGTTCACCACTAAAGTAGGAAGGCTTTTTTCCTAAGATATCAGTATATCTAAAGCTGCTTACTAACGTCGCTGATGCTCCGGTGTCGTAGATATCAAAAGGAGAACACCAACCTCTAGCTCCTCGATCTAGATCAGCCTGCCTATCTACAAAAGGAGAAATGATAGAACTGAAAGGATCGTCCAATGAGCCTTCCGTTACAACAGGGTAAGGTCCGTTATTAGTTATAAACCTGTAGCCCCCGCCAGATAATGGCAGAGAGTAGGTTCCATTATCCATCAAGTGAGGAACACCGCTTGCATAAGTTTGAGGGGCAGAAACTAAAAGTTCTTCCGAACTCTCTTGCGTGAGATATTGTATCGCCTCACCTACTAAATAATTAATATCACCCATTTCTTGGAAATAGAATGCGTTGTAGGGAGTATCAGTATTGATTGTTTGTTGAGTCCATTCATTTACGTCAGCATCGTATGCCCAAATCTGACACCCTTTTGGATTCATCACGGATACAACTACATGATCATCAACCGTCTTAATGTCATTAACAACATAACTTTGTTGCTCACCAAAGCCGTTATCATTAATCTGAGTCCATGCTTCTCCACTAACTGGTGATCGCCACACCTCTGTTCCACTAAGGGAGTTATGTGTAGCTGCGTATAAGTAACCATCATGGTAGTGTATCTTGTTGATAAACCTGTTACCTCCTGAGCCGTAGCTTAATGGAGGAGCAAATTGAGACATCACACTACCATCATACTTAATTAACCCAGAGGGCGTGAATGCTCCAGCGACAGTGCTCGCTTGATATGCTTCATTCTCCAACACCGAAGCGAAAAGAGAATCTCCGTCGGTAGTCATATCAGTCCAGTGGGCTGTGTTGACGTAAGAAAGAACTATGTCAGTTCTTCCGGGGTATTTAGCAGGGCTACGGGGCGTAATGACTGTTTCCCAACCGCTTGCGGTTAACTTTACAAGCTCATACCTACTACCTGCCGCATAGATCTCGTCATTGTATTTTATAACTTTTCTAATATAGTTATTATTAAGGTTTACAGAACTATCCCCTAAACCAGTATCAACCCACTTTATAGAATTGTTAGACCATACCTGACCTTTTCTATTATTCCCAGCATTGTACTCGTCACCCACCCCAACATACAGCGTGCCATTATCTACAAGTATGGAGTTCATAGACTTGAAGTTCTGATTCTCCAAGTTATCTGTTATTCTTGAAAACGTCCCATCAGCCTCATACTGCCAAATATGCGCTGACTCATCTAAAGAAGTATCACTACCGATGTAGAGTTTTGTGCCGTCAGTCGCCACACACCTGAACCTAATAGTAGGATCTGTCGTGACGTTATTGACACCTATAACTGTGAAATCAAGATTAACCATTTACTATATTAGTTACCATCCTCGGACAGGATACGTGCTACTAACAGCTACTCCATTATACACATTGTCTGAAAACAAGTTCTCGCATTGAGCGTAAACGTCAGCCACATCTAAGTGCGAGCCTACAGGGACATACTGATTGCTTGAAGGGTTTAAACCCAACGGTAAGAAGTCACTATTTTCTGTTGGATAGTTTTGCTTTGGTACTGGCATATTGAAGCCAGTTCTATCATAATAACCTTCGAAGGGCATAATCTTAGAGTAGTCTCTACGTCTTGATGTGTTTCTAGACACGGAGCCAATAGAGGATACATCTAGTAATTGAGGAGATACTAAGGACTGTGTAGCGGCTCTGCCGATAGCATCGCCACCCGTATTTATACCCCTCTTATAAGTGTCTAAGAATATACCAGAAGCAAACGTATTGTTACCTGCTGCCACCTCAATCTCTTCCCTGGGGAAGTACACTATTGGAAGTAAGCAATCATCACTTGGAGTTAGATAGTCTGGGTTAGCAGATACTTCTAAAGATATTAAAGGTATGGCGTGTGCAGGGGAAGACTTAGCAACAGCTTGTGACACAAAATTAACAGCATCTCCACCCTCAATACTGTCTAAGTTTTCCTTGGTAAAATCAAACTCCGAAGCATTAAGAACTAGTTTAAAGTGCGACGACTTACCAGACCACAAGGAAGCATAGTCGAATCGATTATCGTTTAGATTTCTTATCAAACTATCCAGATTTGGAGGAGCATTGTATCCTGACGTAAAGATCAGCATAGATCCAAGTCTAGGCTCATCATCATCTGTTAAAGCTTTAGACGTTATGTATGAACTAACTTGTAGTGCAAACTCATCCCTAACACCAAAGCAGGCTAATCGATCAGCTATGAACCCTACCATGTCTTGATTTATTTCAACGTTAACATAGTATGGATATTCCTCAAACGGAGGTATTGAATAGTCCCTACCCCTATAGTTAAATACAGACTCATATTCAGTGAGCCATGTATTTATTGGGAATCTTTCTGGGAATTGTACAATTGTATCTAAGAGAATCTTATCAACAGCTAACCTAACGTTATCATCCATACTCGAAGTAGAGTAGTGATAAATGTCCATGTCCGCAGCCTTGTCTACAGTCCAAGTATCAAAGCTTCTCAGAGACGAAGACTCAGTAGCTAAAGCGTAGTATATTAAGTAAGGAACGTAGGACTCCCAAAGCTCAGTAACCCTACCTTCGATTGGAAAAGTATCCTTAGGAAAGACAGTGTTGATAGTGCTTTGAATAGATTTCTTTGTACCTATTGATTTGTAAATACTAACTGCATTCCTAAGCTGTAAACGCCATCTCTCAGGGTTGTCTCCAAAAAGATCCCAACCTATCAACTGAGAGATTAGAGGTAAGTAATCGTCCGGGCAATCATCAATATCATAAAGAGTTGAGATCTGCTCTGTGTCGTTGTTGATATCAAATGCAAAGAAAGATAAAGCCCTAATCAATCTAGCGAAAGGTCCATACTCAATCTTTGAAGTAGATTTAAGATTGCTCTCTATGTAGGTATCAAACTTATCCCTAACTCTAAAGTCTGAGCTATCAGCAAATAAAGGAGAATAAATAACATCATTCCAAGTTTTCAGTTTATCCAACTGCTGAGTTCCACTTAGGTCAGATCGAGTTCCGCTAGCGAATATGGCAGAGGGGTAGTATTCCCCTGAAGCGTTTCTCCATAGATATTCACTGAGTCCGTTGATGCCGTCATTAAGTTTAACTGGCTTGCCCACGTACAGACTACTAACAAGAAGATCTCTAACATACGAAGACGGATTATAGGTGGGTCCTGAAGTATTTAAAAAGTATAGCCAAGAGAGATTAGATATTAAGTAATTATGGATAGCCGATGAGTCTCCGATATCTGCGAAGACTGTGGTATTAGGATTATTAAGATCTATCGCAGACAACAGTGTGGTCTCAACGTATTGAGAAAAGGCATCTTGAGATTTAAAGTCTTTGAATCTCGTATCAAAATAAGACAGGACTTTGTCTTCAAAGCTCTTTGTAGTTACGTTGGTAAGTTCATTCTGCTTAACAAAATAAGGAGCTATACCGCTAATAGTATTAATACTACTAAAAGGAGAACCCTCAACAGCACTTACATTGAGAACGCTAGAAAAGTTAGAAGCGACATCAATGTGTGTGTTGATGATAATATCTACAGGATCTTCAGTTTTAGGTGTGCCAGATACATCATCCTCGTAGAGGTAGCCTGGGAGAATATACTTCAGTGCTTCAAAGTAATTTCTCTTAAAGAAGTTTTGATTCCGTAAGTAAGTCTTACCAGACATTAGACGTATTCTACTCGTATAGTTAAATTATTTAGCTGAACGATCTCGTTGAACCCCACCTTAATAGGTTGTTCAACATTATCTACCTGAGCGTATCTAATATTTGTCTCATCAGATAAGAGTACTCTGATAAGGTCTTGAGGAACAAAAGGCTCTGCGAAGTCAGTATTATCCATATTCATGTAGTTTAATATGGATGTCCTAGCAGATTGAATAAGCTGTGATTCACTCCTCTTAAACTTCTCATCAATATTAATTGTAACAACCAAATCTAAAGTTCTGATTAACCCGTCAACCACAACGATCTCATCAGTAATCATCTTTTTAGATTCTAAAGATTCTAAAAGCTGTCTCTTGTATTCTTGAGTGGCTCTTCTAAGCTGAGTATCAGATGCTCTCTCTAAAACAAAAAGATCGATGATGTTAGCAGATGAGAAAGCCCTTCGAACGCTAGCCGTCGCTTTACCCGTAGAACCATAATTAGAAGCAAAAGTATTAGCGTGGGCCTTAAAGTCTTGAAGAGTTACCAACCTGTTCTGGGTTCTAAAGAATAAGGGAGCATACCTCTTAGCTTGGTTGACCGATTCAGCATTTCTACCTCCAGTAGCGACACTGGTGTTCTCTATTGTGCAAGTAATTCCAGTCTCAGTAGTAACCCCGTCTGTGGAGTTTATCCTACCTTGAGCGTTAATTACGCCCTCAGCGATATTGCCACGGGTGCCTCCACCAACTCGATAAGTTACAACATACCTGTCTCCAAGCGAAGGTGAGGCTCCTATTGTATCATCTCCAAATAATACTGAAGCTCTAAAGTTTTCATCAGTAGTTATTTGAAATACCTTATCACCCTGCCCTGATGCAAAGTATATATTCTCCTCTTCTTTATAGATGCCTTCAGTATTAGATTCTCCAGTAATGTAGACCTGGGCACTCTTTTCTACGTAAGGGAATTCAGATAAGTTGATGCTCTTAACATCATTTGGTCCGGTAAACTCACCAGTCTCAACAACTAATGCACCCTCAAGAAGGACAGCATTCGATACCGTAACTACAGAAGAATCAGGATTAACATCAAATTCTAAATCTTCACTTAAAGCATTCAGATCAACAGTGCCGTTAGAGTTAACCTTATACAAGGTGTAAGTTAATGTTCCTCCGTCCTCAGGCGAAGTTATGCTTATAGACCTGTTAGCAGCAGGTACAATCGCTTTATTGGGGTTAGGAACATCAGGACCCACAGTATAAGTTATTGAAGCATTAGCAGCGGCGGAAATAGGACCCTTCATTCGAACGCCGACGACTTCTAACAACCTCTTAATGCTATCTCGGCTCCTGGCCGTCCCAATGTAGTTCTCGTTAGCAAGATAATCAGATTTATTAGATTGAATGTGCCCAACGGCAGCCATCATCTCAAGGAGAAGAACACCAAAGTCGGAGCTTTCAAAGTTGTTGTAGTCTAGAGGGAAAGTAGATCTAACATACTTCAACAAGTTAGCTCTAAGAGTTTCAAAGTCGGAAGAGGCATAATCAATAAGCTTCTGCTTATTGTCTAACTTCGATGGAATCAACTTTAAAAAGTCTGAATTAACTGTCCCCGAAAAAGCTACCATTATATTCTAACCCCAATATTGAAAGCTGTCGCAAGTGTATCTCTAATAGAGCAAAATAAATTAACCTTCAACTGCCCAGATCTTGTTTCAAAAACTTGAAGCTTTCCTACTGAAACTGTGCTAAGGTATCTACGTATGGATGTCATGACCTCTTCTTTTATTGTAGAGAAAGTAACCTCATCCAACGGCTCCATGAGGAATTTTCTAAGATTACAACCGTAATCAGGTCTCATAAACCTTTCTCCTCTTTCTGTCCTAAGTAAAGAGGATAGGTTGGACTTAACAAGATCCAGATTAGTAGATTTACTAAAGTAACCATTTTTAGGGTCACTAGGTATTGGGTATCGTAACCCTATTAAAACAGGATCCTTTAAAACGGTTGCATTTTGTATTATCGGAGGAGCGACGGTTCCGTAACGTGTAACAGTGGTTGAAGTAGTCATTTTAATCTAAATCAATATTCTTAAAGAATTTCTGGGTGGCGTTATAGTTATTTAGTACCTCACCATCGTTCAAGGCTCTAGTATAGAATCTACAACAGCCTAAGTAACCTCTTAGGCCACTTATCTTACCTCCATACTCACCGCCTAAGAAGTTACCTTCAGGGTTGCCATCAGTGTAGCCTCCACCAAGAATCCAAGGTGTAAAGTAAGTATCTAAACCAGGACCAGCTTTAGCATCAGCAACTGAACTTGCGTTCACACTAGACGCATCATATTTAAAAGAGTTATTCTGGAATACAGAAGGCGTTTTAAATACCTCACCCGCACGGCCAGTTCCGAAGACCGACCTGTAGCTGGAGGTTGCAAAGTTAGTCCCATCAAGGTAAACCTTAACATAATCTTCAACGGGGTTTACAACTAATGAAAGCTGGCAGAATTCATTCTCACAACTAGAAAGAGCACGACCCTCAATAAGATCATTTACAGGCACCTTCATACCTCTCCAAGTGTCTCGATTACAGTTAACAGTTCTATCCGCAAGGAACCCAACTGTGGAAGAATCGTAAGATTGAGTTGGTAATAAAACTAATTGAAGATTAGAGGTAGGATTGTCGCTACTAGAGTTACTAGGAAGTTCACCTTCAGTAAATCTCCTGTCACGAGTAAATCCATAAATCAAACCTCTAGTAATTCCCGTACCACTGTCTTGTCTAAGGTTGTCTATGTTTGGCTGAGGAGTCTTGGAATCACTTATACCCGTGTTTTCATTAGCCAAAATAACCCTATACAACGCTGACGTATTGGCGTCACCAACGGTGTATCCATTAGTAACATCATTAAGGTCAGGCATATGAATCCAAGTTTCAAACGAAGCACCTTCAGGTTTGTAGAAAAGATCCTGAAGCTCACTGACCTCAGGTAATTTAATGTAACTACCTATTGAAGATACGACATCATTATCGTCTGTGCTTAAGTTACAAATACCATCGAGTTTAGCAATACCTAACCCCTTATCAAATATAGAAGATGCCGTACCTACAATTTGCCCATTGTGAGAATTTCCGAGCCTGCTACTATTGTGAAGTCCGAAATCAACCCCAGAGGTTACACTAGTCTGAGCTTTAAGATAATTGTATAACGCTGCAAGGCCGTTTTCATTGATCCGAGTATTGATTTGAAGACTAGGTGCCGATGAAGCAGGCGCGTCATCAATGATCTCACCTCTTGCAATGTTAGCAAGGAGGATATGATCTAAGAATACAGAATCGTTAGACTCAATCTTCTCAGTAAACTTAACATCAAGAGGTAGAACAACACCAGTTACATCTGCCTGATCTAGAACGATGCTTCTTTGATTCTCGATGTCTAATAAGAAATTAGAACCTGCAAGGTATGAGAAATCATTAACCGGAACATTACCCGGTGTGTATAATGCTCCTTTCCCTAAGAATACCGGAACTTTGACTGCTAGCTCTATTTGCTTCTTTCTCTTGTTTATCTTTTCTTGGAAGTGAGATGTCTCAGAAAACATCACTTGCCGCATGTTATCGATAACAGCAACCGAAGACCCAGCATCAATCAACTCTTGAAGCTCAGAAGAAACATCGAAAACTTTCCTATCCTTCTGGCCTTCCAGAGACAGCAGCAACTCGTCCTGATCATAGAATCGAGTCATAGATCTAGAGTTGTCTAGAATATCAGGGTCTAAAATATTATTAAAGTAATACTGTAGATCCTTTGAAGTTGTAGGGATACCTCTACCACCAAGGCTAGGGTCAAACTCTAATTTCCAAAGGTCGCCATTAGGGAATCCACCCTCTGTCACCGCTAAGGCTTCTTCTCTTTCCGAAAGTTCGATAAGTGCTGGTTCTATCCCGTTAGCTTGAGAGTCGTAGTAAAGACCATCGATAGAAAGTACAAACTTACCAGTTCTAGATCTTGGAGGTCCTGCCTCTAACCTGAAGACAGACTCAGTTTGTTCAAATAATTCCCCTGGCTCAAGGAGAGGATTAACAGTTCGTTGATAAAGTGTATCATCAATATTAGCTAACTGAGCGTTAGCTAAATTTACAAAGTTGCTTGCAGCCTCAGCCGTCGCCAGCGTTGAATTAAACTGATTTCCTATAAGATCATCATAACCAGCAGGGTCTAAGGCTGCTAACTCTTCTCTCCTAGCAGACGCCGAACCATTTTGGTAGTCTAGGAAAGTTTTGTATTTCTCCATACAATCCTTTGCAGCAGCGAATCTATTACCTAAATCATCTGCTGCTTGAGCAGCCCCCGCAGCAAACCCTATAAAGGTTCCGAGTGCTTCTGTTACCCCATTAATAATGTCTAACCCAAACATAGAGGTCTCAGAGAAAAATCCAAAGAAACCATCTCTGTCTGGGAATAAGGATATGCCAAGAAGATCTCTGATCTCCGAGTTAACCTTCTTAATCGCAGCATCGGCCAACATCGTTCCATTCTGAATTGTTTGGCGCATTGCTAATAGGATCGGAGAAGGTATCAACCCTAAGACATCAGATGCCAAACCTAACATGCAGCTAGGAACTCCAAACGCGGAGCCTAGCGATTGCGTGACACTCGCTCCCTGGCCCGCCTGTTGTAAAAATGTTCTTGCGTCAAAAGTCATTAGATAGATCCTATGGGGTCATCATAGTCATTTCGAACAATAGAGGGATCTGTTCTTGATACAGGATTTAATTGTCCTATCTCAGGATTAACAGCAGTCCCTCCAGGCCCCGTGTTGTATATCATTTGATTATCATTGTGAAGAATAGACTGACCTCTCAAATCTAAGATAGAGCCGCCCACCTGAGCCGTGCCGTTAGCGACAATATTTAAATTATTTGTAGCGGTCATATTTATATTGTTAGCTTGTATGTTCAAATCTTCCGATGTCACAATAGTAACTTTACCCTCACCGTTGACTTGGATTGTAGCCCCTTGAGTAATTATATTTACATGACTATCAGAACCAAGGGCAGCTAAATCAATATTTCTTTCCCTGCTTTTAAGTCTGATGTTACCATACTTAGTACCATCTATAGCGTAGGCACCTGTAGAATTGTTTTCTATTAGATAATCTCCTCCGTCTTTAATCTTCCAAAGAATATCAGAGTTAGTGCATTTATACTGCTGTTGATTTATAGTCTCAACAGAGAGAGATCTCGGAGCATGGTAGTCAGTGCCCTTGGAATTATTCAGAACTATATGATCACCTTGATTGTTTGCTATCTGAATACCTCTATACCCAACAGTTACTTCGTCACCACTCTCCGACTTCAAAGTAACGTTATTACTTATTTTACTAGTTGAATACTCTCGGTGTATAATTAAACCGGCTCCAGCGCCGTTTGTGAATGTTTGAGTTACAGGAGCATAGGTGTCATCAGAATACACTTTCGCCTTAGAGTCACCTGTCCTAATCGGTTCGAAGTTTTCGTTACTTCTGTTGCCAGTCTCTTTTGGCTGATTTATAATAGAATTTAAATAGTATATTGATTCTTCTCCGCACTTTGGGAACTCGTTGTAGGCACACATCACTTGTGTTCCTACTTCTGGGAGAGCGATCATGCCTCCTGCGTTAGCCCTGTAGAAGGGGGATGTGTATGTTACTCTCACAGGTTCATTATTGGCGTGATCAGGGAAAGCTACCTTGAGAGTCCCAAGCTTATCAACGTCCGTATTACTTTTAACTATCCCTACTAGTATTTTCATTTACCAAACTTCCTTTCGTATTCTCTAATGTCTTCATATATTTCTTTTCTATTCTGTCCGGCAAGACCAGTATCAGCTAATAAAAGTCTAATTCCAAAAAGCAAATCTGCGAGGTCAACACCCTCTAAACCTTCCCAAGCTTTTTTATACCTCTCTGTGCCAAAGACTGGCTCATCTAAACCAAATTGTTTTTCGTAAATACCTTTAAAGGCTCTAGATGCTGAGGTAATTCTACCTTCAGGTATTATTGGCTCATTACTGGATTCTACGGCTTCCTCAATTTTTGCAGGAGATTGATTTAATTTTTCCTGTGCGCTATCTAATTGTTTTTTGTAAAACTCTCCAAGAGTAGGATCAAGTTGTGACATTTCCCCAGGAACTCCCTTCTGAATTAGTGTAAACTCTGAATAAGCTGAATCTTGGCCTAAATGGTGTTTGTACCCTATTATACTATATTCATTGCTAAATATAGATAAAGGTTTTTTATCTCTTTTGTGAATATCTGAACCTAATACTTGATTTGGATTACCATATAAGAAACAAGATTCATTTATAAAGATATCTGAATTAAAGAAAGGTAAAGTTCTAATATTTACATTAAATATAGACTGATTTATTTTCTGCATCAGGTTACTTTCTGCATTCATTATCTTCCCTTGCTCAACTTTCCTAGTAACACTGATCGCTTCGCTGCCCAACACCTTGAATATTAAAAGCTCATAAAAAGTGCTTAATTTCATTTCTTGCCTTTCAGCTTCTCTAATTAACTCCATTGCGTAGGTGTCGTCCTCCCTAATTAATTTATCTGCGGTAGCTATGATACTTCTCTTATCTCCTGCCTCTTCCTCTCTTAGCTGTTGGGCTAACGTATCTATAAAATCACTTTTTATAGAGTTATCTCTTAGTATTTGAGTTACATTCTGAGGACCATACTCATCTATTAATCTATATGCGGATTCATTAACTACATTTAGTAGTACGCCAACGTAAGGTTTACTATCAAAGTTAACCTCTAAAACATTTGAGTTTCTAGTATTATGACTAAATATGATCTTGTCAGAAATATTACTAACCCTTTTTCGTTCAGCTATCTTTCTAACTTCAGGTTGCTCTCCGTATGAAGATACTCTTGATTTACGGTTCTCCTTAAGATAGTCATTAAGGACTCTGGTATAAGCTCTCCAAGAATCAATGAAGCTGTCGTTGTCAATTGGCAGTGGATCATTACACCAGCCACGACGTTCACGGCTACCCAGATCTGCTACTTCAGCATTATAAGGATCTATCTTCCCTATCAGTGAATCATCTAACGCTGGCTTTGACCTGTATATTAGTTTAGTAATTAAATTTTTTCTTCCAAAAATAACAACTGGCCTAGAGCCATCACTTATGAGTCCGGCAGAATAAAGCATATTTACAATCTTCATATTACTTTCTTCATAAAGTGTGAAGTCTGCGTATTTATCTGAAAATAAGTTAACTCTTTTAATAAATTTGGAAAGAGGTCTTAGGAGAACTGGTGTCTCCTCGTCGTCTTTCTTAAGTTCATCACCCATCGAAAGAATCATTTCCCCTAACTCTAGCTCTTCTAAATTTGCATTCCAATCAATATTCATAGGAGTTGGCTTGCCTGTGGGAGATCCATAAACGTTTAAGTCGTCATATAATTGAGAACGCATGGGGCCTTCAATAGCCTCCCTAAGAGGTGTCCCAGGATCTCCAAGAGCAAGGTTCAGCTTATCAAGACCCATATCTAATAACTTTTGTAAACCTCCGGGCATAGCCATTGCATCCGCAAGCAATGGTGAAAAGTAATTTACTGCACTAAAAGTTAGACCATCCCTATCAAGTACAGGTTGAAGCTCTTCAAGCAAGGTGCCTTCGCTACGTCTCGCCTTAAGCTCTTCTATCGTTAATTCTGATAAACGGCGCCTCTGCAATTTTTCTCGTATTGTTTCAGCATCATCGAAGAAACCGGCTCTGGGTCTCTCATCAGGTTGGCCCGCAATTAATAACGCTCTTTGCAACTCGTCTAACTGTCTGTTCCTGTCTTGTAATTGATCTTCTAAAGAAAAACTTCGTGATGCCGCTCGGTCCTCATTTGGATCAAACAACTGCTGATTAAGCATACGAGCCCTGTATGCTCTACCCGCTCTTGTAAGAGATTCCGAAATAATTTGAGATCCTTTTTCTTTTAGAAATTTCGCTAGTTTTGGTATATTTCTTCTCGTTGTTTTAAGACTTTCCTTGATAAACTCTGGGGTATATGTCGCTGTAATTCCTAGTTTATTTAAATTTGAAGAAACACGAGCAGTTAGCTCTCTTCCTCTGAAGGACTTTCCACTTTTAGATATAACAACATCACTTTCAACTATAGATGGAGTGAAGGTCATTGTGTCTCTATTCTTTGAAAGAGGCTTTTCAATCTTATCTAAATCATCATCAAATAATACAAGTATATTACCCCTAGGAACATTAGAATATACTTTAATCAAATAAGACAATATTAATTTTCTAATAACATAGTTCCATTTTATATTCTTACCATCTTCTCGTGGCACTAGCGGTTTTACACCTTCATAGTCCCATACGTTATCTCCCTGCACCGTCCTGTTTTTAGTTAATTCAATTTTTATAGAAGCGACGCACTCATCTTTTATACCAAGAGTGCTTTCTCTAGTATTGAATACGCTATCTCCTACCTTTGTAGTAACATCATACAATGCCTTGTTAGTAAAAGATTTTAAAGTATCAAGACTTGGTGTAAACAATAATTCCAAATCTCGAATACCGTCAGGAGTCAGTCTAAGGTTTGCGTCTGCTAGATTGATTGCGTAAGGCCCTGACCAGGATCGAATATCATCCCCCATCCCGTAAGTTACATAAAACACAGGGCGTTGACGAAACAAGAAGTCCAACTCCAGTTCAGGTCCTAATATTACAGACTGCTCTTCCATTCTACGCAGAACAGCTTCAGTCCAACCGTTAGGAGCTATCTGGAAAAATTCAAGTATTCTATTGGTTTCAATAAAACGAGCACTGACATAGCTTTTGCCATCAGCTTGAAAAACAGAATCCATGCTTATGAACTCATTGTTTATACCAGGAGCTACTATAAATGTATTAGGATCTTCAGACGATCTAAAGTCTGAAAACCTCGACTTGGTTTTTATTTTACTAAAGAAAATATCATCGATGACGTTAGGATCTCTAGTTATAATGATATTATAAGGCTTACCAGTCATTTTAAATATCTAATATTCTTATCCTATCTCCCACGTTTAACTGCTGAAAAGGATCTGATATGTTATTAGTCCAACAAATCAGCCAATCTAGATCAGGAGACTCGTAGAATAAATCAGCAATCTTATCAGCGCGGTGTTCAAATCCTGGGGGAATTCTGCCTACCTTGTAGGAGGCTGACGAGATAGTATTTAAGTTATCTCTAAACTGTAGGGAGTTAAGACTAGACGCCACCTCTTTACCCTTATGAATCACTCGTAGATGACCTAATTTTAAATGATTTTTATAGTTCATGTTACAGAAAAGTTCTCCCTACCTATCAAACCGTTTTGAGGATCTAAGTCATTATTACTTATAATAGACTCCCAACCAGTTAGGTTGTCTCCACTCTCGATTTGACCGGCTACATAAGATCCAAAATTACCAGTTCTAGACTCAACGAGCGAGAGCGAGACCTCTATTCTTTTAGGTGTCAGCGTTTCAAGCTCGTAACCTACCTCATCTAGTATCCGTATATTATAATCCTCCATTAAGCAAGGAACGTTGTTATACATAGCTCCATGCGTGAGTCGTATGACCGGAGGTCCATAAAGTGTATTTCTAGAGTTGTTTAGAACGGAAGCTCTTATCAGATTTACCCAAACATAAATCAAATCTAAATACTTATCTAGGTCTGTGACCCTACTTGATCTTTGTTCAAGCTCCAGCCCAAAGTCATTAGCAATCGAGGTTACAACACTGTCAGCTTCCTGTTGAGCAAGTTGAGCGTTTGTAATCTTGCCTATAAGCTTCCTGTAATAGTTCCTATGAGTTAACGCATACTGCTGCCCTACTTCATTTATCTTTTGATCTTCGTTGCCTAAGAAATCATTTGCAGCTACCTCATCCTCAGCCTCTTGAAGTCTTACTCTAGTTTCTTCACTGATACTGGCATTACGACCAAAAGATTTGCTGTAAGATTCGATTGATTCCCGTATGGCTTCGGCTTCTTCTTTAGATTCTCTACGAAGATCAAATAACTCCTTTGATCTCTCTCTGTCTGTGAAGAATAAGTTAAACTGTCTTCTAAACATATCACGAATACCTTCTTTGATATCCATCTCCATGACATGTAAGAGAGTAATGTTGAATACTACTTTTATTCTTCTAGACTTCGCACCAGCATACGCAAACAATTCCCCTGCACGACCAATAAGTTCATAGTTGTTTAAGTTGGCTCTTCCTATTTCGTTTATCTGAGGATTTTCGAGAAAGGGAATAAATGTTCTTATGACTCGTCCGTTTGATTGTGGGAACTCCAAAGCCATATGAGATCTTTCATGCAAGAATCTTTTATTTACTTTAGACTTCTTTCCGAAGTCTTTAAACTGATCTTTTAAGAAAGTTACCATTATCTAACCTCCGTGGTTCTAACTCTAGAACCCCTTTGAATATTAGCAGTAGAAAGAAGCTCTGCGATATAGTTTAAAATGTCTGCATTTTCTTTATAATCAATCATATTTCTAGATCGAAGATATCCAAATATGGATTGAGCACGTTGAATTTCCATTGAAGATTCCTTTGCCCTAGCAAGATTCTCTTTATCTTTCTCTCTTTGATTTATTTCAGTGTCAGCTTTAGCACTTTTTTCAGTATTATCCGCAACTTGAGCTAACAAATCTTTAGATCGGTCTGCTATACCTTCAAGTCCCCCAAAGTGGTTAACCAGTCCACCAATAGCTGCACCAAACACTGCGCCTACAGGACCCAAAACAGCTAAACCTAGAGAAGCACCTCCTAATGCCCCTTGCTCTACACTACCCTGCTCGAACATAGAAGCGCCATAAAGACCGGCGGCTGCACCACCAACTCTTGATACCCCACCAGCAATTTTCATAAAACTACCCGCACGGCTAGTGGGTAGAAGTCCTAATAACGCTCCAAAAGCCATAGTTTGATCTGTGATACTCTTAACTAGATTTGTATCTATTTCTCCTAGCTTGCCTAACATATCTATGGCAGTCTCATCATAGAATTTCCTCGCTCTCTCATTAATATTTTGGAAGTTGTTAAAGGTATCGTCGTCAGTCTTCTTCATCTCCTCAGAAAGCTCATAGTTACTTTGAAGTTGCTTTCTAAGATTGAGCAGTTCGTTTACTGCACCCGCTCCCCCTAAGCCTGATAATCTAGCTGTTAAACCGGCTCCAATTGCAAGAGGATCATTACCTCTAAACCCTTCGGCCATCATTGCAAGGTTATCAAGAATTGGGGTGAGGTCAGAGATGTTTAAAGCCTGACCAGCCCCAAGTTTAGCGCGGGCCTGTTGTGCTCCAAGCCTTATAGCTGGGTCAAGAGTTGCAAAATCTCCTGTGACAATCTTGAGAAGACTTCTAATTGCGCCCTCAGATGCCTTGCCTCCAGTTCGACCCATAAGCTGCATGGTTATGGCTTCTAAGGAGGCAGTAGATTTCGCGCCGAAGAACGAAGACTCTTCGAACACATCCCGCAAGCTGTTTACAGAGTTTATAAGTTTTTCATTTGATACGCCATACTTATCACTTACTTCTTTATTGACTCTATTCACAGTCTCTAAGGCATCAATATTATCTCCTGTAAGGAGGAGAAGGTCAGAGTTCATACGAGTAAGTGCTTGAAGGTCCTGACCCGTAGCTATCATTTCCTCGCTCAACTCCATTAAAGCGGGAGTTTGAACTCGAATACCTGATTCGAAGTTAGCAGCGATAGCGTCAATTAGTTTTTGATTACTTACTAAACCCTTACTGAGAACGTCAGTATTCTTGTTTACAAATTTAGTAAGCTTTTCGTTTGTAGTTCCCAGAGCAAGGGCATACCTATTACTCTGGTCTAATCTAGTTATGGAATCCTGAAGCCTAGTTATGGGGTTTGCGAACTGAGTGGCAGCAGCAGCTACCTGACGAGTGGCTTGTACAACACTCAGATTGAGCTTTCTAATAGCCTGCGTGTAATCAATAAGCTCTGACCGGACATCAATATCAACTCTCTGTGTCCTGTTGTTGTTATTATTGTTTCCGCCTACGTTAGTGCTAGTCATTACGCTTCAATACTTATCTTTAATATGTCTCTCAACTTTGCTACGTTCAAAGTTCTAAAGTTTTGTTTACCTAGAAAAGCCCCTAAAATTGCTGGCGAGTAATAGTCACAGGCATTTTCATTGTTGTACAAGTTATTTACCACTAGAGAAAACATTGCCTCTGATAAACTCATTAGCATAACAAAATTTAGTAATGAATTGTTCTTACTAGACAAGAACAGGCCATCACTCGTCCTTCTGGACGATACCACTAACCCATACCGAGTTGATCCAGCATAACTAACCTGAATCAGATCACCGGGCCTTAGACCAAGATAAGATGTCTCCACAAAACTATACGTATACTCGGAGAGGTTCTGAGAAAACTGATCGTCTAATTTCCTTTCCATTGTAATAATTTAGTAAATATTAGATATTTAGTGTTTTTCTAGTATCGTCTTCTTCTATAACTATTTATAGAATATGAGCACGTTAGAAGAGGATTTAGTTGAAACTATTGATTTACTTAACTTCACTTTCTCTAGTGATTTTATTGATAAGTGGAGTTTTAAGTATGGTAAAAGATTACCTAGTCTATATCAACTTAGATTACTTAAGTCTTTAGATACAAGAAAACCACTAAAACTACAGACAGTCTACAAATTCCTGGTTGTAGATTCTGGTTTTAATGAAGAGGTTATTAAATCTTTCTTAGAAGATATTGATTACGAGATTTACTTCCCTATCATTAAGGGGAGAATAATTGATCTCTAAACCTTCTTCTTAAGCTCTTTCTGCTCGTCGATTCGCTTACAAACAATTTCTTCTGAGTTGAATTTAGGACAAGCATCCTTATACTCGCACCAGTCACAGAAGATGTTCTCCTGAGCCCAGAACTCATCCTTCTTCTTCTTTCGGATACGCCAGACTTTCTCAGTCTGCATCTTCTTCCAACGTTCGATCTGGAATCTAGTGAACTTTACAGCCACGAAGTTTCCCGTGACAGGGTAGTAGTGAGCACAGTAGATCTTGTCGTAAGGAACATCGTAGAGCATGTGGATAGCCCAGGCGTAACCCTTTAACTGATTATCATCCATGAGGGTCTTCTTCTTCTTTTCCCTCTTAGAGGTCTTGTAGTCCACAACCAGATATCCACCGTCACTACCTTTGATGACACGGTCGATGACACCAATGAAGTTAATGTCGTGCTTCTCATCGAGAGGAACATTGACGGTTTGTTCAGTAGACATCGTCTCACCAAGACCGTTGTTCCAAACAATGAAGTTCTCCAGGCAGGACTTCATCCTATCGTTCTCATGGAAGGGAACTTTGTAAGTTGCACGTTCCTGTTCCGCGATCTTAAGCAAGGACTTCATGTCCTTCTCTTTATAGCCAAGCTCAAATATCTTGTGTATAAAGGATCCGAAGTTCAAAGCGTCTTCATTCTTCGAGCCGAATCCCGGCAGCTTTAAGATGTATTTCAGTCTGTACTTCCACAGGCACTGGTCTATAATGTCACTCTTAGAGGCACTAATACTATTTATGAACATGGGCTCTGATTCCTTCATTAGAAAATACTGCTTGGACAAGTTCCAGTCTAATTATAGACTCCAGAGCGACGATACCGAGCTTGTAGTTCCCTCTATCTTTGTAACAAACGATTACAAACGTCACATGTCGATCAACATGGAGACGGGACTGTGGCGTTGCTTTAAGACTGGTGAGACTGGTAACTTCCTCAAATTGTATGCTGTCCTTGAGAAGTGTAGCTACCGTGAAGCATACGAGAAGTTTGTCTTCGAGGACTTCATGGCAGGCTACAAAGGTCGGAGGCCAGTCGAGCAGTTTGATCCGAATGAGATTGATTCCGACCTCGACGAGTCACAACACTTTGAGGTTGTTCACGACCACCCCTTCGTGCAGTCGCGTGGAGTAGATCAGTTCAAGTTCTACACGGCTACGGGTGGAAAGTATAAGGGCAGGCTGATCATTCCATTCATCAACCGGAACGGTAAGCTCTTCTACTTCCAGGGTCGAGCATTGGGTAATGAGCAGCCCAAGTATCTGAACTGCAAGAACCTCAAGAGTTCTCAGGTCCTATACCCGTTCGATTACGCCTCTCAGGAGCCCCTGTACGTCACTGAGGGCGTCTTTGATTGCCTTAGCCTACAGGCGGTAGGGTTGAACGCTACGACGACTCTAAGCTGCTTTACGAGCCGTGAGCAGATCCTTCAACTTAGCCAGTATACAGGACCACTCGTTTGTGCTTTCGATAATGACGAGGCAGGAACTAAGGGCCGTAAGAAGTTTATGGACCTCGCCCACTGGATCAGGAGAGATGACCTGTTCTCAGTTGTGCCTACCGCTCCCTATAAGGACTGGAATGAGATGCTCGTTAAGAAGGGATCAGACTTCTTGAGAGCGGAGGCTGAGAAGATCGGTAAGCTAGATGCACTTCACCTAATGTATCTAGCGTATGATAAAGGCCATGTCATTTGATACGATGGTCTGGTTCAGAGCATTGAACTTAAGTCTTGCGACATAGGTGCCCGTCATAGAACCCAGAGTCCCGTCAAGAAGGCTTGGGTGGGTCTTGAGAGTTTCTGTATCAAATGTGAATATCACTGTGTTTTCAGATGTGGTATCCATCAATCCAGAAGTAGCAGAGTAACCAGAAACTTCAACTCTTGCATCAAGATTACGATCCTGATTCTTCTTGTAGATTTCAAGCATTGGGTCTGTGACTAAGGATTGCTTGAAGAGATTCACTATGCTGCGATCTATATTGGCGTTCTCAAGCGTAAACTCATTGGTAAATTTGAGATCAACTTTCGAGCCCAGCACAAGGTAATTGTTCTCAAGTCGAGTCGCCACCCGGAACAAAAGAGGTTCGGTGACACCGAAGAATCTATCTTCAGTGAGCGTGAACTCATTGATGATAGTGTCTAAGTCAGATCCCGTATTTCTCTTAAGAGTCCAAACATCAATGTAGTCCCCTGTGGCAGATACTCTGTTCAAGATGGTGGTATCACCAGAAAGATTAAATACGCCATAAGGAGTATCTTGCACATCATTTAAGACAACTGCATATTTACCAGTAGAAAGTTTATAGATGCCCGAAGCTTCTTGCACATTGTAATTGCTAGCATCAAAAGAACTAGAATTAGTGAGAGAACTTTCGTTTGAGAAATGCATCAACACATTGCCGCTAGCATCAGGGCTGATCTCTCCGTCAGCAGTGATTACAGAACTCGGAGACTGGTTATTAGATGCAGCAAAGATAGATACACCACTGATCTCATAAGGATCAGCATATTGCCCATCATTAATGAAATATAGTAAGAGCGCAGTTGGACCCAACACAGTGGGCCGTTCATATCTTGTGGTAACTTGATTTCCGTTGATTTTCATGCTAACTCTCCAGCTTCTTCACTTCCTCGGCGTAAAAATTAGTAAAGGCTAAACGTTCCTTTTGAGTCATAGTTTTCACATCCGAATAAGATAAGCCTACCTTATTTACTAATATATACGCTTGGTAAAGAAGATCCTCCGAGGATAAACTGTTAGTTAGCTCACTGAAAAAAAACCGACATTCATAGGGACTGACATTGTCTCCTCGTGAGTGCATTCAGGGCATTCAAATACAAACTTAGGATTTACCCCATATTCTGCTTTATTTATCTCAGCCATTAACTTTTTAATATCCTGAAGGTGCATCCTCTTCAATGCCTTAGATATAAAAACTGGATCTTGGTTGCCATTGATAGAAACAACGAATCGATACATATTCTTGTATATCTGGTCTGCGTCAGTTAAGAAGAACTCCTCCTTGCTTCTAGGAAATCTAACTTCAGCATCTACACCAAGTCTTGGGAGTTTAACCTTTCTAGGATCTTCTAAATCGTCAGGAACTTGAGTCATATTAAGGTGATTAGAGAGACTCAAGGATGTCTTAATATCGGAGGAGCACATGGGGCAAGTTATATTGAAGTCGTAACTATCACCATACGAAACCTCACGAACCTTCATCAGAAGAAACATCTTATCCATGGAAAGCAACTCATCAATATTGACGCCCTCAACAGACTTCTCAAGTAGTTTAGAAACCACATCTGACTTAGGGTCTCTATTACTTAAAATCTTCTGTTCATCTAAAAAAGTTAAAGGTTTGATCTCGACTCCCTGGAAGCCTTCATAAAACTTACCTTTTGAAGGTAGGTCTACAATGTTTAAAGTATCATCCCCTGAGTTTGAGAATAGCTCATTAAGAGCGTCCTCTCTCGGATCCCCAGAACTGCCAACTATCTGTTTGTTTTCACTCATATTACGCCTTTGTTGTGATAATACTATTATAGTATATGAAGATAGTAGTGGGTAACTTAACGTCTACCTTAGAAACAGATAATCCTAAGATAATATCCGCTCTGAGAAACAAGTATGCTTTCTCAGTCCCAGGCTACCAATATTCTACTGCTTACAAGAGGAAGACATGGGATGGGAAGAAAAGATACTTCGGAGCTAACGGTAAGTTTAGAACTGGTTTACTTAGACGTATTGTAGCAGATCTAAATGAGATTGGAGCAACTGATATTGAATGGGAAAATAAGCCTGAAGAGCAAGAACCCTTCATCCCCTCAGTTGGTAACTTTGAGTATCGTGAGTATCAGAAAAAGGCTATCTATCAGTGCCTTAAGAAGCGTAGAGCTATCGTAGACAGCCCTACGGGGTCTGGTAAGACTCTCATCATGGCAGGATGTATTGCTGCGTTACAACACGATAAGGATATTACAGCAGTTGTCTTGTTCCGAGAAAAGGGTATCCTCAACCAGACTTACGAGTTCTTCAAGCGGTGTGGGATTCGTGATCTCGGATACAATTCAGGTGAAGGATTTATTGATGGAAAGATCATGCTATCCACAGTTCAAAGTATTGAGCGTATAGTGGATACACACCTACAAGCTGATTTGCTTATGGTTGACGAAGCTCATCAGTTCTGCAAGGGAGAGACCACCATAGCAGCCGTTGAGAGCTTCCCTAACGCCTCCTACAGGCTTGCATTTACTGCTACCCCTCCAAGGGAGAAGGCAAAAGATATCAACGCTAGGATGGTCCTAGAGGGCGCATTTGGCCCCGTATACACGACACGCACGGCAGAGGATCTGATTAAGGACGGTGCCCTTGCAAAACCTATCATTCAGATTGTGGATAACACTCCAGTCTCATCTGTGCCTGACGACCTTTCCTATCTTGAGATATACGAAGAGTGTATCGTAAACTGTGACAGGCGCAACGATAAGATCAAGACAATTGTATCAAAAGTATACCAGTCTAACCCTAAGGCTAAGATCCTCATACTTGTAAAGAACTTGCAACATGTAGAAAACCTACAACAGAGAATCGACAACTGCTACACTATTGAGGGTAAAGATGATATCGACAGTAGATATGATATCATTAACAAATTTGTAAAGGATGATAAGCCTGCTACTATTGTAGGAACAAACGTCATGCAGACTGGTATCAGTATTGACGAGATCAGTCATATGATCAATGCTAGAGGATTGTCTGGTGAAGTTCCGACATTGCAGGGTTTAGGTCGAGGTATTCGTAAAGCGAAGGGGAAAGACGAGATGTATTTCTACGACTTCTATGACCGTATGCCATACCTTGAGAATCACTCCAAGCAAAGAATACACCACTACGAAACATTAAAGTTTGAGGTTCACAATGTCAGATTCTAAGATATTAACTAAAGAAGCACAAGTTGACACGATCAACAAGATTACGAAAGATCAGCAAAACATGATTGACGGATGCATTGATGCTCTTAAGAGCGTTAAGGATGGTAAGAAGATTGATGAAGCTACTCTTCGAAACTTGAATAGCATCATGAGAGAGTTAGATTCCTTGCGTGAGTTGTTCTATACTCGCCTATTCAACTCTCTTAAGCGTGGTGATATGCTTCTGGGTTAACTATTATTGAATATAACTCTCACCCCGGTCAGTTGCCGTGTGAGTTATCTTCCGATAATCCCAATCTAGAAATAATTCATTTCCACCGCTTGTAAAGGACCCTGGGCCAGCTAGACTCCCATTTCTAACACTAAGTGTAAATCCATACCTACTTGAAGTTGGAACATTATGTGTGCTTATCAAGTGAGTGGCCACCGAACTGCCATCAATATAGAAATCAAAAGTTTGCCAATTCTCATCAATCTTAATTTGCAAGACTTGGAAAGATTCTGGCGTAGCAGAAATACCCGTATCCGTATTTGAGGATACGGTAAACCATCCAGTTATTGCTTGCCAATTAGAACTACTATGGTCGTATTGAAACCATGCCCCTGCGTTAGGGTGTAGGTTACTGCTGTTAGACCTGTTGTGAATACCCATTGTTATCACACCTTCATTAACGCCAGTTGTCCAAGCACCACTAGGGCAAACCCTTGCAGCAAAAGAAACTCCGCAAGTGCTTGGGGCTACGGTGGAATCGTAAGTCATTACTCTGGACTGAGAGTTAGTAACACTGGTTGATGTCTTCAAACGAAGAACACCTATACCATATTCGGTAGTGTTCATCGTAACTAGGTTTGAGTCTTGAACATGTGATGCGCCCCCAGCTAAAGAAGGAGAATATCCATTGTTGCGAACATCCAAACTTAACCAGTCAGAAAAGTGAGTAATACAAGTAGGTCTGCTTGGCCCTAAACGAGTAACCTCAATATCTTTAGTATTAATCTCATTGTTGACTGTAAGTGCCGACATGGACCTCGTGCCAGCAGATAAGACATATTGAGTGTGGTCATCGTCGCCAAGTCCAGATAAGGTGCTGTGCTTTAATGCTGACACAACATAACTGCCCGTAGACCTATCATATAATACTGTTTGAGCATCAGGGATATCCAAGGGAGGATTATCTGAGTCATTGACATCCCCTAACCCGCCGAGATCTATTCTACCAGCAGCATCCGAATTAGTTTGAACCTCAGATAAAGTTCTAGGTTGCCAATATGTTCCATCATACTGAAGTAGATCTCTAACTACGGGAGCAGCCGTCACATTAGTGGTATCTTCTAGGTTAGCATTTGTTCCTAAGAAAGTCTCAGAGTTAGGGGTAATACTGACATCGTTAAAAGTCGATCCATTTACCCTAACTAAGTTGCCATCAGAGAGTGAGGTGTTTAAATTATTCGGAGATACCGCATTGTCTACGTCTTCTATGAATGCTGCATCTGCCTGAGCTTGTGTGTAGTAGTTGCTAAACAGTGTAGAAGAAGCAACACTAGATGTAGCACTCGCGCTGTCGGATATCAGGATATGGTTAGCATCAACGTTTGCAAGCTTGGCAGTTGTCTGCGTAAACTCATTAGTACCAATAGTAGCATTACCTACAACATCTAAGTTATTGGGAATGTCGTTGGATCTACCAACACCTGTTACTTTAATGACACCATTGGTAGCGTCAACAACAGACACGATTCCGATATTCTGAATCAGGTCCGTAGCTCCTGTTGGCTTATCCTTAGTTATACCCCCAGCAGTGGTGGCAACATAGACTGGCTTCCCAACGGTCATACCGTCAGTATCAAGACCTATGGCTCTTCCGAAAGATACGATTTTACCATTATTTCCATTAGATATAGCTGCGGGAACTAGCCCCACTGCGGGCATCTTATTTGAATCACTAGCATCGGCTTTTGCAACTATGAATCTGCCACTCCCCGTGTCCCCTGTCACATAAACAACGTCACCCTTTGAAAGATTTTCGCCAGCTTCAACCAACATGTATAGCTGGTCAGGGAACACAACTTCTAGTTTAGTACCATCCCACTGTGCAATAGCCCCCTCATCATTAGCATCAAAATAAGGATCAAGCTGCATTATACCTGCATCAGATGCAGCACTAGCAAGGTAAGTGGTTCCACCAGTATTTATAAGGAGATCGCCAGGGTCACCTGTTGGGAGAGTGGGAGTTCCTCCACCACCACCAGCAGGTAAAGTAGACGGACACCAAGACCCATCAGAACCACCACTCCAAACTAACCCCTGACCCTGACTAGGAGTAGAAGAGCACACATCACCTACATCGCTGAGGTTAAGCTGAAACTCAATCAGACCCTCTGCATTGTTAGTAGTGTCGTTGTATCTAAGCGCAAGAGGTATTTTGTTGTAACCCATTTACGCCTCCTTACGTCTTGTATTGCTCAGGATCTTCCTCTTCCTCATCTTCGTCTTCTTCCTCTTCTTCTTCGTCTTCTTCGTCTTCAAAGTCTCCTTCCGGCTCTTCCTCACCTTCTTCTTCATCAGGCTTAATGTCAGCTAACAAATCTTCGAGTTTAGAAAGAAGAGAAGTTAAATCATCTTGCTCCATTTCTTCCGGCTCTTCTTCGCCTTCGTCCTCCATGGGCTCTTCTTCACCCATTTCTTCTTCACCCTCAGGCTCTTCCTCAGGCATTTCCTCAGGCATTTCTTCGCCACCTTCAGCAGCAGCCTCTTCATCAGCGACTTCACCCTTCACTTCTTCAGCAGCTTGCTCGGCGTCCATATTAGGCTCCTCCATGCCAGCTTCCTGATCGCTGTCCATATCATCAGGACTACCTAAAGGCTCCTCAGGACCTTCTTCATCGCCTTCCATACCCTCCATATCCTGACCATGATCTTGGACTTGATCGGCAGCAGTTTCAACAGCAGGGACAAGCATCTTTAACACATCACCAATCTTACCGAGATCATCAGCAACCTTTGTAAAGTCCATGTAATCCATAAGGTTAGCTTCATTCAGCGTATCGCCATGACCCGCATCTTGGAAAAGCTCCTCAAGGAAAACAGCGAGATCAATCGACTCAGCGCCATTCTTTGTTTGCAGTGTGTTAACAAACTCCATTAACGTCTTCTCAATGATCGAACCCGTAGGAGCGTGCTTCGCAATCTGAGCGAGGATTTCACCTTCAGTCATAGCCAGTGTTCTGAAAGTCGGAACCTCATCAAGCTTACGAACGTCGATGCCATACTTCTCATTCAGGACATCCAGAACGTATTGCTTGATTGGCTTCTTCATCTCGTAGATCTTACCGGCAAACTTGTTAAGATCCTTTTGCGAAGTCTTGATCTCGTTCATCGACAACGAGTTATGTAACAGGTTGGTGATCTGCTTCTTAGTCGCCAGGGCGAGGTAAGGAGCGTCCGAGATTGTTTGAGCAACTTGATGACGAACCGAATCAATATCACTCTCAAAGATCATCGAAGCGAGATCTTGAACGCTGTTGCTGTCAATCCAGATGTTATCGAAGTTTTGCTTGGCTTCGAGCAGTTCTTTCTGGATAAGCTCTTTTCTGCAAAGGTGCTCGTAGAGGTTGGTCTTACCAATAAACTTAACTTCGATTTCCTTCGCCTCTTGAATCTGATCGACTGTTCTCTTAGGCAGATCAAAGCTAGTCGAAACAAGGTTGACAAGCTTCATACCAGTCTTCATACCAGTCGATTGCAGCATCTCCTCATTTTCCTTGAGGAACGTCACTAACTGATCTCTAATCTCATTGACACGTTGAAACTCCTTCGAGGAGGTGATCTTAGTGGACTCACCAAATCTTTGAGTCTTCTCTTCGAGTCTGTTCTTGATTCTTTCGTAGGTGAGCTTAGTCTCATACATCGAAAGGATCTTATCAAACGAACCCTCAGCCGACTGGTAATCGTCTTCCATCAGGTTTGAGAGGACATTCAGCACCTTCTTATCGGTAGCTTCCTCAAACGCTTTCTTGTTGTTGAGAATATCAGCATCCTCCACCACAATCTTAGTCAGCTTTAAGGTCGGCTTGAAAGCATACTTACCACTAATCACCGAACCATTCTCGGTCAGGTAGGTTGCAACACCATCCTCAACAGAGAACAGTTCAACATTCTCTCTCAGAGTACGAGCTAAGTAATCACCAATCTTGATCAGGTTACTAAACTCTTTTCCACGATTTTCAATCAGATTCGTTAACATAATAAATATACTTGTTCCAAAATTATTTAGCCCCGTCTTTCGGGGTTATTTTATTAAAATGCTGTTTCTCACTCATCTCTTCAAGCAGTTTGATCAATTCATCATCACAACCAGACTCTATAGCAAGAGATTTCATAGAGTTGTAATCTAAAGATTCAGCAGCAGTTGGGGGTGTGTTCTCAGCCGATTCCATAGGAGGCCCTGGTGGTTGTCCCATATCACCAGCCATAGGATCACCCATTGGAGCCCCACCTGGAGGCATCATGCCAGGAGCCATCATCATCTGACCAAAGACCGGATCCTTTTGATCCTGCTCAAGACCCTTCTTAGCTTCTTCAATCTCACTGTCAGACATCTGGTAGTAATCCTTGTAGATCTTCTCCATTGGGAAGATCATAAGACCCTTAACAGCTTGGACAACACGAGCCTTCTGCTCATCAGTATCAAGCATTCGCTTGAGAGCCATGTCGGAAGGAGCAGGAAGCTTAATCTTAAGTTTAGAGATAAGTGTGGTTGGGAAACCCTTAAGCATTAAGTGTCTCTTAGCAATAGTCTCTAAACCAAGCTCAATCGACTTTTGGATTCTGGTGATAACTCTGGCAAACTTAACATCAAGCTGCGACAGGTTAGCTTTACGCTCAGGCGATTGATCTTTCTCAACGATGTAATCCTTCGGAATCTTAAGTGCAGCAAGCAACTTATCTCTAAAGTATTTCACATCGTCAACCTCACCAAGGTTTTCAGCACCCGGTAATGTATCAATCTTAGTGCCAGTGCCCTTACCATTTACAGCAATGTAGAAGTCTTCATCAGCAGCTAATGCATTGAAGTTTTCTTCAATGTTACCCGTTTGCGAGTTGTAGCTCTTACGCTTCTTAAACTTATCCATCTGCTTCTTGATATGCATCTCAGCCTTAGAAGCAGGCAGCGAACCCGTATCAATGTAGAAGATACGACGCTCAGGAGCACGCACAAGACGATAGATGAGCATTGCGTCTTCCATCATCTTCAGGCTCTTATAGGTCACTCTAGCAGCCGCAGCAACCGACTTACCGTAGGGATAGTGTGTTGGGTCAGAGGTGTGAAGTCTAAAGTGAACAATCTGACCAGGATCTAAGTTAATGATGCGAGAGTCATCTAAGTAAGGACCAACCGAACCATAAGTGCTCCAATCGTTTTTCTCTGGGATCTCCTGTAAGAACTGCTTCAGGTAACCAAACTCATCTTCAACGCGGAAGATAAAGTTAGGGTTGAGAATCTTAATGCGCTGAATACCACGCTTAATATTGTTAAGGTCAACAATCGTCTCAAGGAAGATGTCACCATATTTAACAACGTTTCTAGAGATGTCCCAAAGGTAGCGAGTCATGTTAACTTGCTCAAACATGTTCTCAACCTCAGACTTAGTCATCTCATCGTCAGTAACAATATCCCATGCTGTGCCGTCAATGTTCTCCTGCGTGCAGTCATCGCTGTAAATGTCGAACGCGGACGAGATCTCTGGGTATCCGTCCATATCCTCATATTCTTTGTATCGCTTCTTGCGATCAAACTCAATTTGAGGGAGAATTGGATAATAAGTTTTCTTGTGACCAAACTCCGAAGGAACCTTGATAATATCCTTCGACTGAACAGTGTCGCCTTGAAGTGGACGAGGTGGATCAATCCTTCTCTTGGTAACAGGATCTTGGATCTTGTAATCAGGATGATCCTCAACTTCACGAGAGAAGAACTTCTTAAAGAATCTCCCTATGAGCCCGTAGGGCTTGTTATACGGTTGCATCGGGTCTGCAAACTGCGTATATCCTTCACCACCTTCTCTTAATTTCTTAGCAGCCATTCAAGTTTCTCTTCTGTTAGACCTTGCGTAGATGTCTTCAACTTATATGTATGAGCGTTACGGATGGCTGGTGGGATATAAGTATCATCTTCTGCCTTTTCTATGTAAGCATTCCCTCTTAAGTTATTAAAAATGTTAATAGCAGCGGCGAAGGACATAATTAAATCGTCATGACAGTTAGTATCAGGCTTAACCTTACCCGTCTCTGGGTCAATAATGAATGTTAAAAGCTCATTAACCAGTCTGTCCGAACTAATTAAAACTTTACCTGACCTAATATTGTGTTCGAGATCGGCCAATAAAGTCTCTTTATTTTTCTGTGTAATCATAATTCCGATCTCTCGTTTGTCGTCCATCACCAGATTTTCATACTCAAACTCCTGCTGAAGGAAGTAAATTAAGTTGTTGCCGATTCCATTCCGCTCAGGACACACAAATGCAGTGTTGTAAAGCCTAGCCTCATCTGCTATGATTTTAGCGAACTCATTGATAGGCGTCCTGTTGGAGTAGAACTCAGCCACCTGTTTACCATTATAGATGTCGATGATGTGAAAAGCTGAGTAATCACGTTCACGACCAATTGACGGGTCAGCAGCTAAGACATATTCGTGGTTAGGTTGTGGATCCTCCCAAATACGCATACGGTTGTTATATTTGATCCAGTAATCTTTATTACAGTTTTCTTTTAGATTACGAAGAATCTCACCCTCAATATAAGTCTCACCTGTGCCTAAGAAGCTAGCCTCATATTCCTGTAGCCACTCTTTGTAACTGTGTTTGCGGCGAGTTTGCTCTTCCCACTTGTCTACATTGATTGGAGGGTTGCACGATTCCATTTGCTCATAGAGCCACTCAAACCCGTCATGCCTTTTATATTCTGGGTGCTCTTGCCATTTAATATCAATGGGGTGGAATCCGTTGTCACCTTCCATCGCCTGCGTATACATCTTATGGAACCAGTTACCAATACCATTAACCGTAGACAGGCACACCACACGGCCACCAGTGGACGTTGTAGGGCCTACAGCGGCCCAAATCGTATCAATGTGCTCAATGAACGCTGCCTCATCTAAGATGAGCAGAGAAGCCGAAATAGAGCGTCCAGACTGCTTGCCTGAAGCCTTGGACTGAATAGATGATCCATTTTCAAAAGAGAGAGTGTGGTCATTGTCTCTGGTAGTCTTAGGCTTCATCCAGAACGGTAACTCTTCATACATGATCTTGATACGAGAGATAACTTCCTTTGCTTCTGCATCACCTTTAGACAATACAGCAACTCTCTTGTTTGTACCAAAGATGCAAAAGTGTAACGCATAAGCTGCCATCAATGTTGTGCAGCCAGCTTGTCTAAACTTACGTAAGATGGTTAGTCGATAGTCTTGGAACTCATCAAGGATACGGGACTGGAAGGGGTAAAGTTTAAAGTTTACCATTCCACGCATTGGGTGAACGACCTTGATGTAATTGTTTGTAAAATATTCGCAACTACGAGAACATTTCTTAAATTCCTCTGCGATGTGCTCCAGGTCTTCGCTATTATTATTCATGATATATTTTTCTGTTTGTAGTAGAACAGGTAAACAACCTAACTCTTTAGCTAAACTTATTAACTATTCTAACCGTAATGAGTTTACTAGAATTAATATTACTTATGATGCTCCTTCTATTTATGAAGGTCACAAGAAGAATATAGAGTTCTTTAAGACCTTAAATATGGAAGATAATGATATTATAGTTTTGTGTCATGATGACATTGATATCATTTCTAACCAAGAAGATCTTCTTAAATATTTAGAAGTCACCAGAAAGCCTAATGTTGGTTTTGTAGGTATCGCTGGCAGCACCTACCTACCTCATGATGGTGCTTGGTGGAATGCCAGAAGCACAAATGATGCTCGTGGGTTTGTATTCCAAGGACAGAAAGCAGAGACCATGATGCCTAATTACTTTGGTAAGTCTGGTCAGGTAGTGGTTCTTGATGGTTGTTTTCTTGCTATCACCTATGGAAATCTTAAGAAGATTGGTATTGACGAGCCAGAATACCTTGAGACTGGATGGGACTTCTACGACATCCACATGACCTACAAAGCACATTTAGATGGTTTTTCTAACTATGTCGTGCCTATAATTGCTATGCATGAGTCTCCAGGTCAGATGCGAGAAGGTTGGTATACAGCAAAAGAAAAGTTCATGAGGCATCACGCATCAACGATCAGGTATTCAAAGCTACCTACAGATAAGACACACGGATTACCTTAATGGAATACTTAGTAAGCGTTTTAGTTTGGATGTTGGCAGTCTACGGCATGACCACCATCATTGTCAGTTCTACTATCATGGAACCTGTTCGCAATCTCATTACTGCTTGGGTTCCTCCTCTTGGAAAGCTAGTTAACTGTATGCTTTGTACAGCCTTCTGGGCAGGGGTATTCTGGGGTATGATGTATTGGAATCCCTTCTCTAAAGCAGAGGGTAATATGTTCCTGCACGCCCTATTTGCAGGCTGTTTCGGATCCGCTACTACGTGGTTGATCTACCTCAAGTTCTTCCCTCTAATGCAGGGTAAGTGAGGGTAGTCAACAACCACCAGCGCAGTTCGTGACGGGACGGATACCAAACTTAAGTTTAAGTAGCATATTAATACACTCTTATATAGGTGTTACCGAAATCTATTGTTACGTCTGTTGTAGCTGCTATAAACTCGTATGCTCCTAAAGTAAATGGTGAAGTTCCTCTACTTGTATTCGTAACATCCACTGAAGGCATTGTAGAATTGCTAACGAAATCAATGCCTAGAGAGCCTTCTACTTGTCTGTAATCTCTTTCTCTTGAATTCTCGTCATCTTCAACAAAAGAGACTGTACCACCAACTGCACTTCCATCATAAGTATAAGTAGTATTGTAATTTATATTACTAGATGTGTATGTCGGATTAATACAGGTTGGTGTACTTTCTCCGAATGTATTCTTAACAGTTGTTTCAGATTGATTAATTGTTGAGTCAAAAAGATTAACATATTTTGTCGCACTCGCGAAAGAAGTCGTAAAATCACTCTGACGTACAAGATTCTGATCCCATATAGTACCACTAACATTTAGTCTAAAAATAGAATCCTTGCCAGAGTTTGGTAGTTGGCTAGCCATTCTTATTCCAGCATTGACAGTAGAAATAGTTCCCGAAGTGAGTTGTTGATGAGTAACTCCAATCAAGTTTACTTCAATCTCACATTGTTGTCGGGGACTTGCCGGAAAGTATAAAAAAGGATTGTAACTGCCTTGCTCTATAACACAATTTATAAGATTAGTTGTGTTCTTACCTATAGCTGACACCTCTCCTGTGGAGGGGTCTATACTTTCAAATCCTGCGTAGTTAGTGAAAAATGTATTAGGGACGCCTGTTAAATTAGTGGCATGTGTAAACATACACCTTTCAAAAGTTAAAGTTCTTTGATATTGACCTGAGTAGCCTGAAGTAGAGTTAAATTGATTAAAGAACATACTTCGATTAGTACTGGTGCCTGAGTATATTAAATCTCTAAACGTTATGTTTACGTTCTGATCTCCAAAAGAATACCAACTAAGATTAGCGGTTACTGTAAAACTAGTTCCCGCACTTGTTCCTCGATCTGCACTAGTCCAATACCCTTCATGGGAATCTTCTCCCCTAACAATAATGTCAAAGTCTGTAGTGGAATTCCACGGAGGAAATGTCGAATTAAAATAATGAGTTGGTCCGTTTAAAATTACAGCCTCAAGCACATCACCATTCGACATGGCGTTCGCACTGGTAGATTGCCACAAAGCTAGTGTAGCAAAATCACCTCCTGAAAGGTCACCACCATGCACCCCGGACACACCAATTGTATCAGTATAAGTAGCCATTTATTCTCCTCCTCCTATCACAGGTATAAGCCTTTGCCTGTTGTTAGATATCCTATATCCTACTTGAAGCACTAACGGACCTCCGAGGCTCTTGAGGAAGTCTTCTACCTGTTGAAGAGTAATAGCAAAAGCTCCTGCATCATAAGGACTGTCACCTCTATCATTACCTGCTAAGTCTAATCCACTGAGATTAAAGGATGAGACATATCCCGATGCAAAATTGTCTTCACTCCCTACAAGTCTATAGTTATTGACTCCACTGGATCCATCTACAAACGATACAGTGCCAGCAGATACAGATCCATCAAAGTTGAATGGAACTCTAAAGGAACAATTAGTAAGGGCCGAAGCCCATACGTTCCAAGGTTGATAAAACTCAACAATTCCAGATGATGAATCTCTATATTCAGAGGGTAAAGGTTCAATGACCCAAGTTGAATACCTATCCTGACTAGCAGGGGTAGCAATAGAATCCCCCGCCCCATTACTGAATATGCAGTCAACAAACTTTGAGTTATTTACTGCTGTAGTAGTGTCATCAGGATACCGTGCCGCAGCGAAGGCATATGGAGCATGTAAAGACAGTCCTCTTCCAACACCAGCATAATACAATAACCCTGCATGATCAACTTTAAGTTGATTAAGTATCATCGCGTGCCGACCGTCACTAAACCAAGAGTTTATAAATGTACACCCCTCAGTTTGAAAGAATGCGCTTGCTTGAGTATTATTTTGGTGTGAATACACGCATAACGACCCGTTATAACCGACACCATCCGAAGAAGCAGCACCTACGTAAAGACAGTTTTTGTGAATACTTTTACTAGTTCCTCTTTCTAGTATATTTAAATCTTCATCTGTAATTCTTTCATAGTTATTATCCGTCATTAACTCATATGTTATTGAAGACAGGCCGTCATCCATGCGTGCCATAAAGTTTTCAAAGGTATAAGTGTGCTCAGGAGCAAAATAACCTGGGGTGGTATAATTTGAATTATGGGTAGGAAATACGTAAAAGAGTCTCCGATTGAGAGCATTCCCACTAACAACTAAACTTAAGTCCTTTACTGTTAAGTTAAAGGAATTCTTACCAGAGCGTAGACTCGCTCCGTATGTTGATCCGTTTATAGCAAGGATAGCACCTTCATCCCAATTACCATTATGAGGCGTCTGACCTGAATAGACAAATGATTGATTTACGTTTGCACTTACACTTCCAACAGTGCCATTAAAGTTAATAGAGGCATCAGGAGCGTGTATCTCTCCGCTCTTAAGCTGAAGCGTGTGAGTTTCTCCATTTAATACGTTAGCATAGAAGTGATCATTAAACGACCACAAAAACAAGGTGGCATACTCAGCAGGGAAGTCTACACCGCTAGTTCCAATCTTGTAAACCGTATTTTTATCTGATATACTTTGATAAGCTCCTGCATCCCTTTGATCAGTTCCCCCTGGTCTCTTATAGCCTGTGATGTCTTTGTAAGGCAACTCACCGCTAGTCATGTATTTGACAGCAAGGTTATCAAGATCTGGTACAAGTCTGAAATCATTGGTAGAACTAACGAAAGATACCTGACCGCTTTTTACTGATCCATCGTAATTGAAGTTAACATCAAACGTGCAGTTAGTATGGTCTGTACCAAGAGAGTATTCTTCATAACTCTGAGAGTTACTAAATATATTGTCAACTGCGGTGACATTATAACGTGACGCAGGATAATTTAAGAGTCTCTGGGCATCATTCCCATGCATATCGAATAGACAACCTGATATACGGTAATCAGAACTGCCATTAGGAGAGATGTAACCAGCTACTCGATGATAAAAAGTAGATCCTACAAAATTGTGAGCTACGTTAGGGCCTTCTCGCCCAGATTGATAAGGTGTAATTAGACCAGAATTATAATTAGAGTTTCCGCTTACAACTGTATTAATTATATTGATTGTATTAAGACCGAATTCCCCGGTTTGTTCATTATTAGCTAGCAAGTTTGGGTAAGGCCAACCTAAGCCTCTAGCAGTAGAAATTAAACATCTGTCAAAAGTGTAAGTGCAATCGTGCGCTGCATCTCTAATCTCTCTAGATGCATTAAAGTGTGCCCAATTTCTGTGATAAATATTAGAACTAAAGACTAAGTCTTTAAGTTCAAAGATAACATCTTGTTTTTTTAGTTTGGAGCCAACGACTCCCCACCATTGCTGATTTCCAAGGAATTGGGTTTCTATGAATCTAGCACCTGTGTCCCACTCACCGTCTTGAATGGTATCTCCTCTTACAATCCATTTCTGATCAACTTCTAACAGAGGATTATTCCCTATGTTAACTATGAAATCATGTTCTTGATTCTGAAATGCAAGATCAAAGGTCTGACCATTAACTATTTTATCGCCTGAAGCGGCATAGAATAAAGCAACAGTTGCATGATCAGCACTAACCCCATCAACACCACTACCAATCAAAGCACTAACCACACTATCGCTATAGGATTGGAATGCACCCGCATCTGTCAATCCTGGTCTTCTTCTACCTGCAAGGTCATAATTAGACGTATTAGATACGTTCATGTACTGAACAGCAAGGTTATCAGGGTCTGCTACGAGTCTGTAATCCTTAAAAGAACTTGCACCAGCATTGTCTACAAAGTTTACTTGTCCACTCGTTACTGTTCCGTCGAAGTTGAATGGAACTCCGTAGGATACATTTGTTTTAGTTTG